TCAAAATGGCAGAATACTACGGAATCCACTACGACTCAGTAATCGAACACCATGGAATTCCTAAGATGAGATGGGGCGTTCGTCGTTATCAGAATAAAGACGGGACGCTGACAGAAGCCGGAAAGAAGCGATATGCTCGAGACGCAAGAGAGAAAGGCTACAGTACATACGATTCTGGAACTGGTACCTATACAAAAAAAAACAAAAAAGGAACTGATACGCTAGATGTCGATACTAGCAGATACGCAACCGAAGACATTCAACGCACAAAGAATGTCGCAACCGAAGGAGCCAATTTATCTAGGAATCTTAGTGAATTGTCAAACGTCATAACTAAAAGCAAAAACACTACTCCATTAGATCTAACTGACTTCACAGACCAAGAACTTAGAGACGCTATCAATAGGGCTAATCTCGAACGCCAGTACAATGACGTGTTTAATGCTCCGCAAGTAAGTAAAGGAAGAGAGTATGTCGAAAAAGCATTCAGGGTTGGAACTGCTGTGCTGACTACTACTGCTTCAGCATTAGGCGTTGCACTGGCTATAAAACAATTAGCTGGTAAGTGACAGGTGGTGAGAAATATTCAAAATGGCAGAATACTACGGAATCCACTACGACTCAGTAATCGAACACCATGGCATTAAAGGCCAAAAGTGGGGAGATCGTAACGGACCGCCATATCCGCTAGATGCAGGAAGCCATTCCGCGGCTCAAAAGAAAGCTGGAACTTCTGGTTGGACGTCGGATGCTAAAAAAGAAGTTCGTAGACAAGAAGTCCTCGGGTCAAAACGCAAATCTGGTGATACTATCCTAAAAAAAGGAACCACTTTTCAGCGTATTGGAGGAGAAAATCTAGGATACACCAAAGGAGTATTCGCTTCATATAAAATTTCGGATAAGGATTTATATAAAGGTGTATTGGGACGCATGCGTATTTCGTATTTGGCGAAAAACAATCAAGACGTATCTCTGAATGAGCTAAAGCTTACGACTAAAAAAAATATTAGAGTGCCGTCATCCGAAACAGCCAAAAACGCATTCTACGAATGGTATGGAACACATAAAAAAGCAGCGGATAAAATGATAGGTTCACATGAGAAAGATTTCAAGAAACGAGACTACGATGCCCAGAAATACGACAGTTTAGATAGAGATTCTAATTCGGTTAATAAACTTTATTTAAAGTTCAATGATGCCTTAGGATACGGTTATAACAGTGATTATGCGTCGACAGTTGACAGCTTTTATTCTCATATGAAGAAAAAAGGTTACGACGCGTTAGTTGACGAAAACGATACTCGCGTTGGTACGTTTAAGGCTCAGGCACCGTTGATCATTTTTGATACCGAAAAGGTTATTGGAAAAGTATCGTCGAGACCATTGAGCGCAGCTGAAGTCTATTCGTCATATACTCGTTCCATGCCAAAAAAAATGGTAAGAGATTTGGTAACAACTACGAATCAGACATACTTTCAGAAGTTGAGTCCTGATAGTGAAAAAGCCCAGGCAAAATATGCTAAGCGTTTGCAGAAAGATAAAACTTCTTTGTCTGAAAATTATACCATATCAATGCTGGGAGAAGATTGGGCAAAGAATCGTTTATCAAATAGACAAATTCGAAACGTCGATAAATATATGCGTTCCGGTAAGTCCCATGACGAAGCAGTCGAGCTTGTGAAAAATGTATCCAATACTCTAATGAACACGATACTTTCAAAGAAGGGTCTTTAATAAAGTCGATGTGAAGCATTCAAAATGGAATGCTATGTAACGAGCTATCAAGAAAAGAAATTCTTAAAGCGTTAAAACTAAAAATAAGGAGTAACAAATGTCACTAAGTAACACAGCAACGCCTCGTTATTATGGGGAATTTCGTAAAGCCGTGTTGCGCGGTGAAATCCCTGTTAATCGAGAAATCTCTATGCAAATGAATCGCATAGATGATAACATCGCCAATCTGAATTTCTACTACGACGACCAAGCAGTAGAGGGTTACATTAAGTTTTGTGAAAATGAATTGACTCTAACAGATGGTTCCCCGATGAGACTACTCGATACGTTTAAGCTTTGGGCTGAAGATGTTTACGGGTGGTATTATTTTGTCGAGAGAAGTGTCTATGAGCCGAGCGAAGATCATCAAGGCGGCCATTTCGTTACCAAGCGTATCAAGAAACGTCTTATCAATAAGCAGTATCTGATCATTGCTCGTGGTGCGGCTAAATCAATTTACGACGAAACTCACCATGCCTATCAGCTTACCGTCAACACTCAAACCACATCACAGATCACAACAGCGCCGACAATGAGACAGGCGGATGAAGTAATGGCTCCATTTAGGACTGCCATTACAAGAGCACTAGGACCTCTGTTTAAATTCTATACTCAGGGATCAGTGCACAATACTCGTTCTCCGGAGGGTGCGAAACTCGTACCCACGAAGAAGGGCATTGAGAATTTCTTTACCAATAGTCTTCTTGAAGTCAAGCCAATGTCAATTGATAAGCTTCAGGGTATGCGCTGTATGCTTGCAACGGTTGACGAATGGCTATCTGGTGACATTAGAGAAGATGTCGTCGAAGCAATCGAACAGGGTGCCTCTAAGAACGAGGACTATTTGATTATAGCATCGAGTTCAGAGGGTACGGTTCGAAACGGACCTGGCGATTCAATCAAAATGGAACTGATGAAGATACTGAAAGGCGAATACGTCAATCCGCATGTGTCCATCTGGTGGTATAAGCTGGACGATGTGAAAGAAGTAGCTGATCCTGCTATGTGGGTAAAAGCCAACCCGAATCTAGGCAAGACTGTAACGTATGAGGTCTATCAGCAAGCAGTAGAAAAAGCTGAGCAGAATCCATCAGCCAGAAACGATATTTTGGCAAAGCGTTTTGGATTGCCCATGGAAGGTTACACGTATTTCTTCACCTATGAGGAAACCTTGCCAACACGGAAAAGATCTTACTGGGGCATGCCTTGTTCTCTAGGAGCCGATCTATCTCAGGGAGATGACTTTTGTGCATTCACGTTTTTATTTCCGTTGCCGGATGGTACATTTGCATGCAAAGTGCGAAGCTACATAACAGAGCGCACATTGTTCAAACTTCCTTTGGCGATGAGAGCAAAGTACGAGGAATTCATGAAAGAAGGAACCTTGGTAGTTATGAACGGATCCGTGCTGGACATCGACAATGTCTTTGACGACCTTGATCGACATATACGTTCGTGTAGTTATGAGATTCGTAGTTTTGGTTACGACCCATATAACGCACAGTATTTTGTAGAGCGTTGGTGTAAGGAAAACAGTCCTTATGGCGTTGAAAAAGTAATCCAGGGTGCAAAAACAGAAAGTGTTCCTCTAGGCGAAATTAAAAAGATGGCCGAAGATCAGTGCTTACTTCACGACGAGAGTCTTATGACCTATTGTATGGGTAACTGCATTACGCTTGAAGATACCAACGGAAACCGCAAGCTTTTGAAGAAACGATACGAACAAAAGATCGATAACGTTTCAGCATTGATAGATGCGTTTGTCGCTTTTAAGATTCACAAAGATAGTTACGAATAAAAGGAGGGTCTCTATGGGCTTAGGAAAGAGGCTGTGGAATGCTTTCTTTAGCAGAGATCCCACAGACGAATACAAAAAACTTGACGCTAGCACTGGCTCGATCGTGTCTTCGTCAAAACCTGATAGAACACGTCGTTTCATCAGCAACGAACGTTCTATTATCATGTCGATCTATAATCGAATTGCACTTGACGTCGCATCAATCAAAATGGAACATGTCAAGGTAGACGTAAACGGTAATTTCGTTGAGACTATAACAGACAGCTTAAACGATTGTCTAACCCTTTCTCCCAATAAGGACCAGACATACCGAGCTTTTGTTCAGGATATGGTAATGTCCATGTGCGACGAAGGGTGCGTTGCCGTAGTTCCGTTTGAGTCAGATGTAGATCCGAACACGAACGACTCGTATAATATCTACAGTATGCGTGTTGGACGTGTGGTTCAATGGTCCGCAGATTACGTGACAGTGGATATTTATGATGACAGAAGTTGTCGGCATAAGAATTTGCGAGTTGCAAAGAAATGCTGTGTTATTCTTGAGAATCCGTTTTATTCGGTTATGAACGAGCCAAATGGTATTCTTAAACGACTGATTCGAAAATTGAATTTACTGGATGCCATCGATGAGCAGTCTGGATCGAGCAAGTTGGATTTAATCATTCAGCTTCCATATACAATCAAGACTAAAGCTCAGGAGCAGCAGGCTAATCGCCGTAAGCAAATGATCGAGGATCAGCTAGCTAACTCCAAGTATGGCATCGCCTATACGGACGGTACTGAGCGAGTCATTCAGCTTAACCGCTCTCTCGAGAACAATCTTATGTCCCAGATTGAGTATTTGACGAATATGCTATTCGGACAGCTTGGAATGGACAAGACAATTTTCGATGGAACGGCAAATGAGCAGACAATGCTTAATTACTATAACCGTGTTATCGAACCTTTCCTATCAGTCATCACGATTGAGATGAAACGCAAGTGGCTGACCAAGACAGCTAGGACTCAAGGACATTCTATCGAATTCTTCAGAGATCCATTCAAGCTCGTACCTACTACACAGCTTGCTGATCTGGCAGACAGATTTACTCGAAATGAAATCCTATCTTCGAATGAGTTCAGAGCTATCATCGGCTATAAGCCCAGTTCTGCGCCTAGAGCTGATGAACTTGTCAATAAGAACATTGCGAATAATGGCGAGGCTGGAACAGCTGTCAATGGTGCGCTCGAACGACTTCAAAACGACAATGATAGCAATTTGAGTGACAAAGAAATAAGCGATAGTAAGGTAGGTGATTCAAAATGGCAGAATACTACGGAATCCACTACGACTCAGTAATCGAACACCATGGCATTAAAGGCCAAAAGTGGGGTGTACGCCGTTATCAGAATCCCGATGGATCATTGACTGAAGAAGGTATGAAACATCTTGGGCGAATGAATCCAGATGCTGTACGAAAACAAATGCAAAAAGCAGTTAATAAGGCACGCGGAGAAAGACACGGTTCTAGCAATCGATGGAGAAGAGATAAAGGGATCGGAACCGAGTCTGAAAAGGTTCATGAATCCCAAAGACAAAAGCAGAAAGCGTGGGAGACCAGTGAATTGTATAAACGCGCAGTTAAAGAAACCGATAAACTTGACCAAATGTTTGATCAAGGAAAGATTTCGGTGAATGATTACGACCGAGAATATGCAAAAGCATGGGATGAGGCTTTTGAAAGTGCTCCTACGACTAACACATATGCTGTAACTGGAAGAGGACGCAAATATACTAATGACTACGTAAGTACTCTAGGCCGCAATCTAACTGTGGCATATTTGAAGGATCTTGGCTTTAACGACAAGGCATCCAAGTATATCGATTCAATCATTAAAAAGTCTGGAGCGCAAGTTTTGGATTAAACGAGGTGAATAAATCAAAATGGCAGAAGATTTTGCTAAATACGACTTCGGTGGCTATGCGACTCGAAACGATCGCAGATGCTCCGATGGCATAACTATTCGTCACGGTGCTTTTAAAGATTGTGACGGAGAGGTAGTACCTATGGTTTGGGCTCACCAGCATAAAGAGCCTACAAATGTACTGGGTAAGTGTTTGCTTGAAAACAGAGCTGACGGTGTCTATGCCTATGGCCTGTTCAATGACACAGAAAACGGTGAATACGCCAAGCAGCTGGTAAAGCACGGAGACATCAACGGACTGTCTATTTGGGCTAATCATGTCAAGAAAGTCGGTTCAGATGTAGTTCATGGTGCGATTCGTGAAGTCAGTCTGGTCTTGGCCGGTGCAAATCCAGGAGCTTATATTGACGAAGTCGTAGCGCACGACGATGTTGATAATGAAACAAACGAAGCTTTCATCTACAGCGAGCCTTATGCTATCGATCTGGATCCAGAGGGTCCGATTGTTCATGGCGACGTTGAGAACGCTAACAACACGAAGGAGGAAAAAGCTGTGGCTGATTCTAAGAATAAGAAGACTATTCAGGATGTAATCGACTCCATGACCGAAGAACAGAAAGACGTTCTGTATTACATGGTTGGTGAGGCCCTTGGTGGCGACAAGAACAAAGAAAATAAGGAGGATAAAGACGTGAAGCACAACATGTTTGACGCAGAAAACAATTCCGAGGAGTTCGTACTGTCTCACGACGATATGAATGAAATCTTCGCAGATGCAAAACGGCTGGGATCCCTGAAGGAATCAGTTCTGTCCCATGCAGATCAGTACGGTGTAAAAGACATCAACATGCTGTTCCCGGACGCTAAGGCAATCAGCGACTCTCCGGATTTCATCAAGCGCGAGACCGAATGGGTAAGTACTTTGATGGGCTCCACCAAGCATGCACCGTTTACCCGTATCAAGTCTATCCATGCAAACATCACTGCCGACGAAGCTCGTGCAAGGGGTTACATCAAGGGAAAGAAGAAGCTGGAGGAAGTTATCGCTCTTCTGAAGCGTTCCACTGATCCGCAGACCATTTACAAGAAGCAGAAGCTGGATCGTGATGATATTCTGGACATCACCGACTTCAACGTGGTCGCTTGGCTGAAGGGCGAAATGCGTATTATGCTGGATGAGGAAATTGCTCGTGCGGTTCTCGTTGGCGACGGCCGTAGCTCCGTGGCTGAAGACAAGGTATCCGAAGATCACATTCGTCCGATCTGGACCGACAGTGATGTATACACCGTGAAGGCTCGTGCTCAGTACGCCGAAGCAACTACCGAGTCCGATCGTGCTAAGGATCTGATCAAGCGAGTTGTAAAGGCTCGTAAGGAATACAAGGGTTCTGGCAATCCTACATTCTGGACTACAGAAGATGTATTGACTGAAATGCTCCTGCTGGAAGACACAACTGGCAGAAAGCTGTACGACTCCATTGCTGACCTGGCAACCGCTATGCGTGTTTTCAAGATTGTTACTGTACCGGTAATGGAAGGTGCGAAGCATAAGGTTAAGGATGAGTCCCTCGGCGATACAAAGGAAGAAGATTATTTTCTGGATGGTATCCTGGTGAATCCGATCGACTACACCATCGGTACAGACGCTGGCGGTCAGGTGACCATGTTCGACGACTTCGATATCGACTACAATCAGCAGAAGTATCTGATTGAAACCCGTATCTCTGGCGCCCTGAACAAGCCGTACTCTGCAATCAGCTTCGAGCACAGAGTAGCTACCGCGGGCTAAGAACGAATTTAACGGAAGGAAATCAAAATGGCAAAATTCTACGGAATTATAGGATTTGCGGTTAGTGAAGAAACCAGACCTGGCGTGTGGACAGAAAGTGTTAAGGAGCGTACATATCGAGGAGACCTTACACGAACCGCCAGTCGATGGGAGGGAACCGAAACGCTGAATGATAACGTAAACATTACGAATCAGATCTCCATCGTTGCAGATCCTTTTGCCTATGAGCATTTCTCAGCTATCCGTTACATTAAATTTCTCGGAGCTTATTGGAAAGTCAACAATATTGACATTTCCTATCCGAGATTAAATCTGACGGTTGGAGGTGTGTATAATGGACCGACGGCTTAAATTGCACGAGGAACTGTGCGATATCCTTGGGAGCCGAAATGTCTATTTTCAGCCTCCTGAAACTGTTAAAATGAAGTATCCTTGCATTGTGTACGAGCGATCTGACGGCGATACACATTTTGCTAACAATATGCCGTACGCATTTGCATTAAGGTATACTGTAACGCTTATAGGTACTGACCCAGATAATCCATTAATTAAAAGAATGGCAACTGAGTTTGAAACATGTATCTATGATCGTCATTTCACGTCGAACAATCTCAATCATGAGGTGTTCAAAATCTTTTATTAAAGGAGGAAGATAGTATGGCCATGGGACCTTTGACCTGGGATGAAACAGGTGAAAGACTTTATGAAACTGGCACCAAGCAGGGTGTCTTGTACGTGATGACCGATGAAGGAAAATATGGTGATGGCGTAGCCTGGAACGGTCTGACCGCTGTGACAGAATCTCCGTCTGGGGCAGAAGAAACCGCTTTGTATGCCGACGATATTAAGTATCTGTCTCTTCGCTCTGCTGAGGAATTTGGTGCTACAATCGAAGCATACACATACCCTGATGCGTGGGGTGAATGCGATGGTTCCGTAGATCTGGCTCCGGGAGTAAGCATCGGACAGCAGACAAGAAAAGCATTTGGATTCTGTTTCCGGTCTGTTCAGGGTAACGATGTAAAGGGCAATGATTACGGCTATAAACTGCATCTCATCTACAATGCCACAGCATCCCCGTCCGAGAGAGCATACGCGACGATCAACGATTCTCCTGAAGCGATCACATTCTCTTGGGAAATCACAACCAATCCGATAAATGTGGCTGGTTACAAGCCGACTGCACATTTGGTCATTGATTCGGCAACATTGCTTAAGGATGCCAACGGCGCAGCTAAGCTTAAGGCAATTGAAGATAAGCTGTATGGTACAGCAACCACAGCTCCAACACTGCCGCTGCCAGGAGAGATTCTGGAGATTCTTAAAACGGTAAGTGCTTAATTCAAAGACATCAAAATGACATGAATCTGCTTTGGGGTTTCTAGTGTATGGTTGAACTGGAGTAATTGGCGCCTAAGATCCACCCCCGAGCTAAGGAGAGCTTATGATGGAAATCATTACAACATTAGTAAACATGATTGACGATGAAGTCAACGGAGCTAAAGAATACGTATTCTGGGCAAATAAACTGAAAGCAACAAACCCGGATTTGGCTAAGACATTTTATGAGTTGTCTACGGTCGAGATGGGTCATGCGAATATTCTCCATAGGCAGGTTAAGAAACTAATTACTGATAGTAAGCTGCCGGAGGACACAATGGCTATGTACGAATTATTGCACAAGAAGCATATCGAATGTGCTGCTCAAGTAACAGTTATGCAAGAAGAATATAACAAAAATTAAAAACGCGCAATGCGAAAGGAGTTTTTCACTATGCTGAAGAAAACAATCACCTGCGAAGATTACGCAGGAAATACATATACTCAGGATTTCTGGTTCAATCTGAATCGTGCCGAACTGACCGAAATGGAATTGTCTTACGAGGGTGGCATGATCGAGAGAATGAAAGCAATCATCAATACTGCTGAAGCTACAAAAGTATTTCCGATGATCAAAGATATTGTTCTCAGATCTTACGGTGTGAAATCTGAGAACAATCGTCGTTTCATTAAAAGCGATGAGCTGCGCGATGCATTTGAGCAGACTGATGCATACAACCAGCTCATCTGCGAGTTTTTCGACAACCCTGATTCCTTTAACAATTTTCTGCTGGGTGTAATCCCGAAGGCGGATAGCAATGCTACAGTTAAGTCTACGGCAGATTGAAAAATGGGATCCGGTCGTTGAAGAATTCTTTTATACTGGGTGTGATGGTGAACTGTTACTGGAGCATTCGTTGATCAGCATTTCAAAATGGGAGCAGAAATACAAGAAGCCATTCCTTAGCAAAGATATGCTTAAAAAAATAACGGATGACGAACTTATGTTCTACATAAAATGCATGACTATGAATCGTCCAGATCCATGCATATATGACAGTTTAACGGACAATGATGTAACAAAAATATTAAAATATTGTAACGACTCTAATACAGCGACTACCATAAACAACCGAGCATCCAGTCATGGCAGACAAGAAATAATGACGTCAGAAGTCATTTATTCGTATATGGTTCTTCTCGGAATACCTTTCGAGTGCCAAAAATGGCATATAAATCGTTTATTAACATTGATAAGTGTTGTCAATATTAAGCAGCAGAAACCACAGAATATGTCTAAACGAAATATTTTAAGCCAAAACAAGAATCTGAATGCCGCTAGAAGAAGAATTAGCGGCAGTAAAGGATAGGAGCATATCTATGAACTTCGTAAACGCATACCTGACTCATAATAGACCAGGTAACAAAAGAAGAAGAACTACAGCCATTGCGCTTCATTGGGTCGCTAATCCAGGTTCAAGCGCAATGGCAAATCGCAACTACTTCAACAATACGGACCGCTCGGTAAGTTCGAATTATATTATTGGACTTACTGGTGAAATTGTAAGATGCATCCCGCATGGTGAAGAAAGTTGGTGCACCAATCAGGCAAATCCGTATACCGTAAGTATCGAGTGCTGTCATCCGGATTGGACTGGTAAATTCAATACTGCTACATACAATGCGGCAGTAGAACTATGCGCCGAACTGTGCAAGATTTACGGTCTGAACCCGACAAATGGTGGACTTATTCGCCACTACGACGTTACTAAGAAAGTGTGTCCGAAATGGTTTGTACCAGCGAGCGCTGGCGGAACTGACACCAACGATGAACAGCATTGGAAGAAGTTTAAGAACGATGTTGCGGCTAAAATGGGAAAGAAGACAACTGCGTCGAATTCTTCGACTGTAAAGCCATCTATCACCGTTGAGCAGGCCGCTAAGAATGTCATCGCCGGCAAGTACGGAAATGGCGAGGATCGAAAGAAGCGGATCGCAGCTCTCGGCTTGGACTATAATACAGTTCAGGCTAGAATTAATCAGATGCTCGGTATTAAGACTACGACTGCAGCGCACAAGCCCTCAGCACCCGCATCAAACTCAAGAGTAGCTGCAGCTAAGTCTAAGTCAGATTCGATCAGAGGCACTTACTCTGTTACTGCAACCTCGCTTTACTGCCGTTACATCCCTGGTAAGCTTACAAGCGATAATGTGGTTACCGCGTTCAAGAACGGAACCAAGGTCCATTGCTACGGTTACTATACAACTGTAAACAATTCAAAATGGTATCTGGTACAGACTGGAAAGTACACCGGATACTGCAATTCGAAATATCTTAAGAAAGTGTGATTCAATGATTACGGTAACGGCCGGAGGTAATTTCAAAAACACTGAAACGTTTTTAAGAAAAGCGTCGAACATAGATCTGCGATCGATTCTAGAAGAATATGGTAGACTTGGCGTGGATGCTCTTGCTCGAAACACTCCGGTCAATACAGGTAAAACTGCTAAGTCTTGGGATTATGAAATTGTTTATGGTAAGAATGAGGTAAAACTCATATGGGTTAATGACAACATGGCTGAGAATACTGATATTCCAGTAGCTATGCTAATACAATATGGGCATGCAACTAAAAATGGTGGATATGTTACGGGCATCGATTACATAAATCCGGCGTTGACTAAGATATTTGAGAAAATGGCGGATAAAGCGTGGAGGGAGGTTTCTAAAGTTACATGAGCTCAATAGACAATCGTATCGTTCAGATGCAATTCAACAATAAGCAATTTGAGGCTGGAGCCAAAACTACGCTAGGGACACTTGCAAGGCTAAAACAAGCGTTGAACTTTTCCGGAGTGAAAACTGGGGTAGATACGTTAGGCGCTGCGATCAATAAAGCACTGAACGTTAGCGGAGTTGCTTCCGGAATTGATTCCCTGAATTCTAAATTTTCGACGATGGGCATCGCTTGGCAACGTACAATTCAGCAAATAACAGACAAAGCGATATCTGCGGGTATGACAATTTCAAAAGCGTTATCCACCGATGCCCTTATAGACGGATTAGACGAGTACACGTTAAAAATGGATAATATCCAAACTATTCTGACTAATACAGCGAGCAAAGGAACAACGCTTGACGACGTAAATGCCGCCCTTGGCGAACTTAATAAATATGCAGATGATACAGTATATTCGTTTCAAGATATGACAAGAGCAATTGGACAGTTTACGACTCAGGGCGTTGATCTTGAAACAGCAACTGCTGCAATTAAAGGCTTTTCTAATTTGGCAGCTGGTACCGGAACAAGTAATACTGATTTGGCTAGAGCTGAGTATCAGATGTCTCAAGCTTTGAGCACTGGTGTTGTTAAGCTTATGGACTGGAAATCGCTGGAAACCGCTGGCGGAATGGGCGGCGAGTATTTTCAAAAAGGTTTGATCGAAACAGCCAAAAGCATGGGAAAGACCTTGCCGGAGGGCCTTGAAGACGGATTGATTTCATTCAGAGAATCGCTAAGCGATAACTCTAGCAGCGATCCAGATTGGCTTACGACTGATGTACTTTTAACGACATTAAACAAATTTGCCGAAGATCCGACACTTAAAGCCGCAGCTACCGAAGTAAAAACTTTTAAACAGTTAATCGATACACTTAAAGAAGCTCTAGGAACTGGGTGGGCTGACAGTTGGGAAGTGATCATTGGCAATTTTGAGGAAGCCAAGAAACTATGGACCGCTGTTAGCGATACACTTGGCGGCTTGATTGGCAATATGTCCAACGCACGTCTTGAGATGCTGAAAGAATGGAAAACGCTAGGCGGCAGAGACGCCGCTATACAATCGATAGCAAACGCATATAAAGCCCTGTTAACGGTGGTAGAGCCTGCGGCTCAAGCAATAAGAAAAGTATTTCCAAAGATGACCGGAAAGCAACTAGCTGATTTGACAAAGCAGGTTGAAAAATTCACAGAGAAACTTAGTTTAACCGGAGCAGAATCTACTTCCGTTTACCGTTTATTCGAGAACTTGTCCACTGCTGTAAAAAACGTTTTAGACGTGATTCGAGTAATGGCAAGCTCGTTCAAAATGGTATTTCCTGGATCATTCAGAGATACGCTGTTTGATATAGTTGATGGTCTAGCCCAATTAGCTGGTAAGATTAAATTTTCTACGTCAACAATTGGAAAACTGTATACTGTTGCTAGAGGTATTTTTTCCGTGTTCAGCATATCTTTCCAGGTGCTAAAGTCGTTGTTTAACGTAGTAAAGCCATTGTTCGGATATATAGCATCCGCTTCTGGCGGTGTACTGAACGTACTGGTCAATTTTTCTCAATTTCTCATAAATCTTGACGAGTCAATTAAAAAAACTGGAGTTCTTGACGCGGTTTTAGGAAAAGTAGTTAACTCGTTTAAAAAAACAATTGCCTGGATTAAGAGTATAGGCTACGGGATTAAAGGAGTCTTCACTGATATTGCCGATTCTGTTTCGTATTTGTTTGGAACTATAAAAAAAATAGTCGGTGAATATTTACAAGGAACTGTATTAAATACTATCTATGAAACAGTCGTTTCTATAAAGGACAAAATAGTTGGAATAGTAGGGGATATACTAACCGATATTTCTGAAATATGGGGCGACGGAGAAGCTATAGATACATCGGCCATCAGTATTGCTAAAAGTACCAAATCACTTAGCCTACTGTCCAAAGTTCTAAGCGTTATAAAAGACGTATTTACTAAAATCGGAGAGACAATTGGCTCGATTGCTGAACATCTATCCCCACTAATAGATGCATTGAAGACTGCGGTTATGTCTGTTTTTGGATTGGTTAAGTCATTCGTAACGACTTTTGCGTCTGGTATAGACGGATCGACTATGGAACTGCTTTTTGATAATGTATTAAAAATGATGAGCGGCGGAGCTATCTTCGCTTTTATAAAAACGTTTAAGAAAAGTGGAGATACAGTAAACAAAACCATGACGACTCTGTCCACAACGGTAAATAACTTGCTTCTAAATTTTCAAGGAATCGGCGCCAATCTCAATGCCGCAGCGGGCAGTATCAAGACAATGTTCGATTCGTTGACTGGAAGTATAAAGTCGTTACAGACAAATATCAAGTCTAAGACATTAAGAGAGATCGCGGTTTCGATTGCCATCCTAGCTGGTTCTATGCTTGTTCTTTCATTGATTAATGTAGACCGAGTTCTTCCGACGATCGGAGCTATGGCATCTTTATTCGCTGAGCTCACCGGCTCAATGATTGCACTGACTAAACTGACAGGTGATGTTGGCGTAAAACAAATGATCGCTGTTTCCGTTGCTATGGTCGCAATGTCGATAGCTGTCGCCATCTTAGCTGGGTCGCTATACAAGATGTCTAAAGTTGATCCCAAGACATTATCGAATTCAGCGTTAGTCATGACCGGACTGATCGGCGCTCTCGTTGGAGTATCTAGAACTTTAAGCAGGGACACAAAAGGAATGATTAAAGGTGCTATTGCGCTAGTGATATTTTCATCTGCAGTAAAGAGCCTGGCAAAAACAGTGCAAATTCTTAGCACAATACCGACTGACAATCTAATATCTGGCCTTATTGGTACCTTGGTTCTAATAACAGGAATTACAGTGGCCATGAAAGTCGGCAAGTTTGACAGCATCGGCATAAAATCTGCAATCGGCATTTATATTTTTGCAAGAGCAATAAACGTATTGTCTGACGCAGTACTGTCACTCGGATCGGCAGACTTGGTTACCCTAGCAAAAGGTTTAGGTGCCGTTGCAATTGCAATGGGCGCAACCATTGGAGCGCTGATACTGGTCAATAAGTTTGCTGGCGACTCGAAGTTTCTCTCCATGGGCATTGGCATGGTTTTGTTCGCAACAGGAATAAAGATACTTGCTTCGTCTATTTCTGCTTTTGGCTCTATGAGCTGGGAAAGTATAGGAAAAGGATTATTAACATTCGCTGGCGCTATGGCGGTTGTTGTGGGCTCAGTAATATTGATAACAAAATTCGCAGGCAATGCCAAATTTATAGCTGCTTCAGTAGGTCTAGTTATATTTTCAGCGGGTATGGCTATACTGGGAAAAGTTTTACAGAGCTTAGGCTCTATGAGCTGGGAAAGTATAGGAAAAGGATTATTAACATTCGCTGGCGCTATGGCGGTTGTTGTGGGCTCAGTAATATTGATAACAAAATTCGCAGGCAATGCCAAATTTATAGCTGCTTCAGTAGGTCTAGTTATATTTTCAGCGGGTATGGCTATACTGGGAAAAGTTTTACAGAGCTTAGGCTCTATGAGCTGGGAAAGTATAGGAAAAGGATTATTAACATTCGCTGGCGCTATGGCGGTTGTTGTGGGCTCAGTAATATTGCTAAACAAATTTGCCAGCTCTGCAGATTTCTTAGCCATGGCAGCGGGCTTAGTCATATTTTCAGTTGGACTAAAGGCTATAGCATCCGTAATCGATAGCTTCTCAGGAATGAGTCTAAAAGAAATAGGAACTGGATTGCTAGCTTTTGCCGGTGCTATGGCTGTAACGGTTGGTTCTTTGGTATTGTTATCCAAACTAGTTCCAGCTCCGCAACTATTGATAACCGCAGCAGCGTTAGTCATCGTGTCTATTGCTATAAAAGCCTTAGCCGATTCTATGGCGGTTCTATCTGGTCTGGGAATACAAGGTGTGTTAGTTGCTCTACTTGCATTAGCCGGAGCATTTGTCGTGATCGGAGCAGCAGCTGTTATTATAGGTCCTTTGTCGATAGTAATATTGGCTCTCGGCGTAGCTATTGCGGCTTTGGGGCTTGGCATGGCGTTAGCCGCAGCAAGCATTTTTATATTTGTATCAGCTTTAACCGCCTTTATAGCCCTAGGTTCAGGTGCAGGAGCCGCTATCACTGCGATGATCACCGCGATAGCTGCAGGAATACCAGCTTTGCTAGCAGCAGTCGGAAAAGGCATCGTAGCCCTCGTGCAATCGATTGCTATGGCATCTGGTTCTCTGGCATCAGCTGCTTTACTTACTCTTATATCAGTACTCACCGCCATCAGAGATAACATTTACCAAATAACACAGTTAGCAGCAGATATCATTGTAGGTTTTATGGACGGATTATCGTCGAAACTTCCAGATCTTGTGGATTCAGCGGTTAATCTAATCATTACGTTTATCGATGCTCTGGGAACTGCCATAGACGAGCACGGTGACGAATTCATCGATGCTATATGGAAATTATTTACCTCGTTGATAAAACTCAACGTCAAAATAATTGAGAAGGGCAAAGAGCTAATGGGCAAGTTATGGGAAGGTATTCAGAATTTGCCACTTGTACAAAATGTAAAGGATTTTGTAGAGGATGCGATAGATGGCATATCTGAAAAAGTTGAAGATATTTTTGATGTGGGTAAAAACCTTATTGAAGGTCTGTGGAACGGAATAAAAGACGCCAAAGACTGGGTGATCGATAAGGTAAAAGGTGTGGGACAAGACATTCTGGACGGCTTAAGCGGAATTTTTGATGAGCATTCACCCTCGAAAAAAACAGCTGAAATGGGCGAATATCTGATGGAAGGTCTTGGCATAGGGATAGACGATAAAGCTAATTACGCTTTATCTAGTGCTGAAACGTGTGCGAAAGACACAATGAGCATATTTAACGACGTTCTATCCAAACCGTTTGAAACCGATTTCACAACGATGAATGCGCTTAAACCGACGCTTGACTTATCTAACGTCCGGTACGGACGTTCTGCGATTGCTGCCATGTTGAATAATCACGCTGTTTCTGTTGATGGAATGAAAACATCGTTAACAGCCGACTTTGCTAAAATGCTACCTGACGTCGATTTCAGTAATGACGAGGTAGTAAGCGCAATCCGAGAACTTAGAAGCGATGTACAGGCTTTGTCCGAGAACATGGAAAGCATGCAAATCGTAATGGATACAGGCACAATGGTTGGCGAACTAGCCAAGCCCATGAACAAAGAAATGAGCCGTTTAAACGCATACGCAAGACGGCATAACTAACGCAACAAGGAGGGATAACATGTATTGGATTAAAGGTTTTGATATGACCAAAACTCATTCGCTTACGTTTTTTGACCCAAAAGCTACGGCGTATCCGGCTAAGGAATATGACATTGACGACGAGGACAAAACAATGTCTCATCGTTTTTATGGCAAACAAAATACAGCTGAGGATTGGGTTATGGCTCCATCTAGCCGTCCAGTGGTCGCAGTCCCTCCTGTAAACGTACACAGTATATCGGTTCCTGGAGGAAATGGTGAGCTGGATTTAACAACATCGCTTACCGGTTTTCCGACGTATGGCAACCGAACTGGCTCTTTTGAGTTTATCGTAATGAATGACATTCGCCCATGGACTGTCACATACGACATGCTTTTGGGATATATGCAAGGACGCTCCATGCAGATGATTGCATATGACGAACCCAATTATTATTACGAGGGGCGGATGTCGCTCAATGCGATGAAATCAGATCAGCACAATTCACAGATAACTATTGACTACAGCTTTAAACCGTTCAAAATGGAAGTAACTCGTAGTGACGAAAACGAATTATGGGATTGCTACGATTTCGAATATGGATGCACCATTGGGGACTTGTTTACTGACATTCCATTACTTCCTCAGTATCAAACACAAAAGCAACCGAATCCGTCTGTTGCTCCATCTACGGCGTATTCGATTAATTTTTCAAAAATGCCGAAACTGATGCTTACTGATGACGATAAAAAATGGGATGTGAATGCAACGACTGCCGATACTAAAGCCGTTTATGATCGTATAACCGAGAAGCTGAACGACACGGTTGATATTCCGTTCGAATTGAGAATGGCTAGGATTGTACTTGGTGCAAAACCTTTACATCTATCTAATTTAAGCATATATTTCCCAGCCAATTCACAATCGGGATTTAGCTACAATGCGTTTTGCCAGATCGACAATCCAGAAAATAATTTTCACACAAGAGTGCGAATGATGAAAACGATCGAAAAGGCTTTCGATAATCCGGACAGCTATATCGCGATGGAGCCTGACCCGAATGCTATGTTATCTAATGTAAATGCTTCTTCAGAATGTGTAATTACATTCTGGCATGATTATGACGGCGACGGTACTTACGAATTAACCGGTCGCCATTTTTCATTGTTAGGATTGAGAAGGGGGTATCTGTAATTGTTTAAAATTTATTTTGTGAATAGTGCGTATGAAAAAAAGCAGGTCTTAATGTATGACGATACGCGCTATGACGACGAATTAAAACTCGGAACTCCCAAATTACACATTGAAGTTAATGCTGCTGGGACTCTGGACTTTGAATTACCCATGACCAATGTGGCATATTCTAAGATCATACCGATGGTCACAGAGTTACACGTAATCAAAGACAACCAGAAAACACACGATAAACACATTTGGTTTGGGCGCGTCTTAACGATTAATACTGACTTATATGGAACAAAAACGATTCATTGCGAAGGCGGCTTGGCATATCTTAATGATTGCGTATATTACGATAAAACCGCGGATATGGGTTCATGGAATACGCCAAAAACGGTAGGCAGAGCTATGTTCGCCAGATTTGAATCTCCGATACTAAATGAAAGTGGCGTTCACGTATACGGAGTATCTCCTCAGGAAGCTTCGGCAGTAATTGCAAACATTATGTCTGGAGGCTCAGAATATGAAGAGAACCTAAATACCCCTTTCAAACATCTTGGTAGAATAGCCAAGGATACTGATGAGGATTCTGATGTTCCGGTATACGCTTGGGTAAACGAACCGGTAGTACCGTCGGGCGATCAAGAGGACGACGATTATTACTTCGACGAAGATAATCTGAATTCCACAGCACAAAAACAATGTGGAGTCTCAAATCCCAATAACATGACCGCTATAGATCTGATCTCAAGTATGATGAGTAATGTCGGCGGATTGTTCTGGGTTTCCAAGACCCCGCATTATCCGAAACGAACTTTTGGAGGAGCTGATTTGGGCGACGCGGTGTATGTGATGCAGCTACATATGCGTAGACACTATCCAGCGTTTAACCAGAACGAGGGGCAGACGATTCAGCTCGGAGAAAATTTAACAGACTTGACAATTACCGATGATGGTACAACATTTTTCACTGCGGTACATCCTCATGGGCAACGAGTCGATAGCGGCGAAGATTTCACACTTGATAGAAGAGGAGTTCAAAATGGAACCACCGCGATCAATAAAAGAAACTGGAAAATTGATCCAGTTCATGGTATAATGTATTGTCCCGAGCTGGTGGAACAGTATGGGATGATTATCAGAGATCTAGACGTCGGAACGACAAACATCTACGAACAGTTGGTCGGTCTTGGAATCTCGGAGATCGACAGCATTTCGCTTATCTCTAAGACGGTAGGCGGAAGCTGGACATCTGGTGTAAGGGAATTGACGGTTAAGGGAATTGACTTAAGCCTTTATAACGTAGATTATTCTTCGATCGAATTAACCGACGCAGTACGAGTATTAGCGCCAAGGCATGGTATAGACACGTATCTTAACGTCACGGCTATCGACTACGATTTACAGAATGTCGAAAGCACAGTGTTTACTCTCAACGCGATAAAATCATCAAATGAAATCACCAATGCTAGTCCTAGTTACGGTTCCGGTTCTAGCTCATCAACTAGCGGTTCGTCGTATGTGCATCCAAAACATACAGAACACGATCTGGGTTTGCATAAGTTTTCGAATGATAGTCTAGGACATGTCGATTCGGCAGTTGCTGTTACTAAGAAAGATATTACAGCGTTAGGGATTCCTAGCGAAAATACTAAGTATTATGTAAGCAGCTCAAGAAATCCAGATACACACGGAGTGACATTGACAGATAGTCAAAATAAAACCTCAGTGGCTCCACTTGAAACGTATAGACGTACACTGCCGTTGAATAGTCATTCAGCCGATGACGTATATGTCGAAGGACGCGGATATTTGATCTATACTACTGGTTTTCAAATAAAGTCAGAGTACGGACGTTTCGATGCGTCACATCCATTGAACCTCGAGTGCAGATATACGCTGTCATCTGATGAAGTAGAACATAAATGGAGCGTAAACGGAGATGTAACGGCAAACGGTAGCACAGTCATTCTCAATCTGAAAACAGATACTTCAGATTCGGATCTATCTCTGAACGTGTATGCATACGGGTATTTCGAAAACGCTATAGATGGTCATGAATATATCTTGTATCATGTCTGGCTTGCGGTGTATATATCTAAAGATCTAACTGGGTTATCATACACAACCGCTACTTTAAGCAGTATACAATATACTGATTTTGAAGGATTATATTTGCAATCTCCTCCAGATTCAGATCATGCTATCGACTATAGCAAACTGGTAAAGCAAACAGAAAGTGTATCGGGAGATAATACCAAATATGAACTGTCGAAAACGGGAAATACCATAACGCTTACAGGATCAGATGGAACTAGCAGTAGCGTTACGGATTCGGATACTAAATATCAGCTAGTCGGATACTATAATCACATCCTAACAGATGGCCCTGTGGTTGCTTTGGAAGATCCAAACCGTTCTCACTCGATTGTACATGTTCCTAATGCGTTCGCGTCGATTAAGACAAATATACAGTTTAAAATTGGCAGATATGCAGATATGGGGGATGGCTATAAAGTTATTTTGGATTTGGCTTTTTTCGCGCCAGATAGTTTTGGTTATGGGATGGGAACGGATATATCTGGATATAGAGACTATCCAGTAATTATCAATTCTTATATCACGTTACACTTCGGCGAATCTAGCACCAAACGTTTTCTGGTGCAGATAATTACCTCGGCTCGTAGCGATATGACTATTGTTCCGGCACGGGCAATCGTACGCCAACTCGATTCTGATGGTGAATATTCAAATACGAAATGGAAGGTCTTTTTAGGTTATACTGATGATACCGCTCGGAAAGGTTTAGTAACAGCAATCCGTATTTGCCTGCCTAGTGATACATGCAACGATGTCACTGGCATCGAATCAAAGACTTTCACGTACCTTGCTACATCAATACTCGGAGATTATATCGAACGAGCTAGAATTGAGATTAACACTTATGACATCGTAACAACTGAGATCGATACCATACTCGAGTTATCATCTCAAAACGCCTCCAACGTCGCTTTCACCGGTGACTACAACGACCTATCCAACAAACCCGCAATCCCTGATATTTCCGGTAAGCAAGATAAGTCCACAGCAGTAACTCACACGGCAAATACGGCGGTGGGTTCTGTTACAAAGCCAGTTTATGTTGCTGCGAATGGTGTTGCTACACCTATATCTCATTCTATCAATTCCGATGTCCCAGCAAATGCGAAGTTCACCGACACCACTTATAATGATGCCACGCAGACTGTACATGGTTTGATGACTGCGGCGGATAAGAAAAAACTGGATGATATGGCTCTTTGGGTAAGCGGAGCCAACGGCACTGCAAAATGGGTTAGGTTAGGCACACTGGTATCCTCCGGTAATTTTAGCAACGGCGTGATACGTGTTTGGACGGGCAATGGGGCGAATGGCCATGCATACCAGAACTCATCTTTTGAAATTCAAATCAAGGATGGATGGCAGTCCACAGAGTCAGCGACAAAAGCGTGCGGCGTTACAGTATATCGCATCGACTGCTGCGGCGTCAAAGTAAAAGTGATACCTACAGCGCATGACACATATACCGTCTGGGCGTATATGCCTTGGGGCTACTGGAACGGAAATTATGCTGTATACGGCAAATACAAGTCTTGGACATCTCAACACCTTATACAGTCTGATGAACCAGAAGGCACAGGTTCTGAGATAGCTTATTATGACCAGGCATTCTTGACCAGTACCGTAGCCAACGCAAAAGAAGCCGATACCCTCACCGACAGCGGGTGGGTCAATTGCCCATTAGCTGTCACAGGCAATACGACTTACCCGACCTCTGCCAGCACGATAAGGGTACGCAAATACGGCAAGATGGTGAAACTTGAAGGCTGGGTCAAGTACGCAAAAGCGTTTAACAATGGCCATAATGTAGCGACCATTCCTGACGGATATCGTCCCGAATCACATATGGAACTGATTGGAGTACCATCAGCGGGCTCTGGTACAAAAGTTTATTTTTATGTCGGAATCTCTAAAGAGGGACCTATATCATTCAGTCCAGCTGACAGCGCTGGCTCTGCGACGTTTAACCCAGCTCAGTCTTACGACTTCCAAGCAACTTATTTTATTGATTAGGAGGTAATCAAAATGGCAGAACCCATTGGATCTACTCCCGTTTCGCTTGAACGGGACATTATATTGATTCGTGAAGCTCGCTTCGGCAGAGACGTTCGAGAAGCAATTGCTGACGCTCTAACCAGAACAAAAGGTTTCGTCGATGATGTAAAAACTGAATATACGACCATTCAGGGTCTATACGAGGGAGTCACGGAAGATGTGACAAAGTTAAAAGGGTATTCACACGATGGATATTCTGGATTCGTTCCAATGACAACCACGTCTCCGATTGGGCTTGAGGAAAAATGGCTGGTGTATCAGTGGCTTGACGGAACAACCTCATACGACAAAGTAAAAGCAAACCCGTCTCTGGCTTGGACTGATGTTCAGATCGGAAATTCGGTTTATACGTATGCGCCAATCGGTACCGAAGACAATGGCTCGATTAAAGCTGGAAGCGGGGCTTTGATTTTTAAGGAACTCGCATACGAAGACGGAGCTACGAACAAAAAGGGTCATTATACACCATGCGGATATTTTGCAGTTAAACGTGTAGGGTCTGATCGGTATAGCGGACTGACTCTATACGACGAAGAAGAATCCATCATCGATCCTGATTCGGAAGGAAATATTGAGCAGTGTGCCATCATTTATGACGAAAATTACGGTGTAAACGGTTTCATCATGAAAGACGGATCAAAATTAAAAACTCAGGATTTGGTAAATGCCTTAAATAAAATTAATGAGCTCGAAAACCGAATCACAGCCCTTGAATCAAAATAAGAAACGGAGGCATAAACAATGGCAAAGCATTTAATGGAGGTCGGAATTGATGGCGGATGCCTGTGGGTATTTGCTTGGTCTGAGATTAAGATATTTGGGAAAACGCTCAAGTATCATCGCCGTAAAATCCAAATTACAGAGCAGATGTGGCTTCTTTTTAAGGAGTATATCGACCTGTAATTCGTGATATTTACAACTGCTATAATGAGACCATGGAAAGGAGGTCTGTGAAATGGAGATTAAAAAACTTAAAATCTTCAGAAAGAAACAGGATTTGGAGGTGGAGACATTCAAAAAAGCTAGAAGCGAACTACTTGACGAATTGCTTGCGAATCCAATCGAGAGTGACGAGTTCAAGCAGGGTGTTGAAAACCTGGAGAAACTCAATAAGGTGGCTTTGGACATCGAGGAATCGAAGAAGAAACAACCTAAGGAGATTCCCTGGGAATTCATCGCTGCCTGCGTTGGAGGAGCCGTTCAGATTGGTTGCACATTTCTGATTGTGTTCGCTGAAAGCGACGGTGTTGTCAATTCCAAAGCAATGCAATTCTTGAAGATGAGAAAGTAAAATAAACCTCGTTTTGCCGTAAAAAGACATGGTTTAACGAAAGAGTTCGCGATATTTACACGGGCTCTTTTGTTTTTGCTATCTATCGCTATTTTTACAACTCCTATAACGAAGCGGAAACGCTATCAAATATTTTTGGAGGTTTTAACATGAGAGTATATTTTGTTGACGGAGAACTGGTTAGAGAATTTAACTCTAAAGGAGAACGGATAAAGTATAACGCCAAAGAAGCATTCAGAAAAACAGGAGAGTGGGCTAAGGAACATAAAAAAGAGGTTGCTGCTATCACGACAGCTGTTGCGATTGCTGGGGTTAAGATTGTCGGTACAAAAATGTATCGGAAGCGTAATCCAACAAACGCACAGATTGAACGAGATAGAATTGACCATACTTACTATGATCCATCTAGCGGACTGCACTGGGATCTGAAACGGCGTTTAACTAATCTTGAACGTAGTAGGGTTGATGAGGCTAGAAGAAACGGAACACCTGTATACGACATCTTAAAAGCTATGAAAGTTTTGAAGAAATAAACTGCTTACGACTGAGGCATCGTGATATTTACACGGTGTCTTGGTTTTTATAAGCCTCGCGGGATCGACAAGGTGTATAATGAAGAGGAAACTCCATCTATAATATTTGGAGGTTTTATTATGTTTTTTAGAACAGAGAGACGAAGAAAGCAAATTGAAATGCAGTTTGACTATTGGCTTGATGAAGCAAAAACGGCTAAGCGGAATGTTACTAAAGCCGCTATGCTCGGGGACTTAGTATGGTCTCGTGCAGCAAAGAGGAATTATGACATAGCTATCGAAGAAGCAGGGCATTGGGCTAAAGCTATGGAAAAAACTGGAGGATGCGGAATCGTTAAAAAATCATGGAAAAGAAAATCACAAAATTAAACGAAGAGTAGACAAAAATAAGAGACTAAGCTTAAAAGTGCAAGGTCTCTTATTTTCGCGAAAGTTACAATCCCTCTAACGAGGAGGTGAGACACAATGAGTTTAGGCAACGTTAAATGTATCGTTGGCATTATCGGAGGTGCAGTTTCAGCAATTGCTGGTTCGCTTCAGGTTGTGAAGCTTGCTAAAGAGATGCTGAAAGACACTGAAAAGAAAGACAACGAAAAAGTTGTAGAGACTACAGCAGACATCATCGATTAATAAGAAAGGGGCTTTGTAGACAAAAGTTTACAAGGTCTCTTGCTTTTCGCTAAAATTACAACTCCTATAATGAAGGCGAAGAGTCTTACATTATTTTGGAGGAATTTAACATGACAACGGTAAACATTAAGCTGGATCGTAAGAAGAAGTACAGAAATGCATTTTACTTGATGTCAATCGAGAGAGCGATGATGGCAACGCTCCTTGTTGACGATTATTTAAATGTGCAGATTCTCGACGGCGAAATCGAGATCGTCAGTGATAATGAGGTATTCATTGATATGTTATATGGACTTATGAAATAAGTAGAAGACGAAAACGACTAAAGACTTTGAGGTCTTGTTAGATTTATATTCTTGCAAGGCCTCTGATCTTTTTTTTAGGAGGTGATTAATGTGTCAGAATGGAAAAAACAGTTAAAAGAACTAATAGAGAGACGACAGCGACAAATTCTAGTGCATAGCATAATTTATTACAAGTACAATCAAAACATTATAAGTGACTATGCTTGGAGTAAATGGGCAAAAGAACTCTACGAGATGCAAATAGCTAATCCAGATATAGCTAAGGATACAGTGCTTTATGATATTTTCAAAGATTTTGACTACTCAACTGGTTCTGATCTTCCGCTAGACGATCCGTGGGGTAATGACGTGGCATTATATTTAATGAAACGTCGAGGGCTCGTGTAAAATACAAGTACTATAATGGACAGATATCCGAATAAAAATTAGGAGGTATTTAATAATGAAAGTTGGTTTAATTATGATCAGGAACGCTAAATGGAAGGACCTGAAAGACATTAAAAAGACAATATCTAAGCTGAAGTTACTAGACTTGGTAGCAACAGAGATAGACGGCGTTTTTACAATAATGTTTTTCGTATCCGCAGTTCGAGGCGATTTCAATCTGATCTCTGGATCACTTGAGTTGAAATATGATACAAAATCAATATTCGATATCTAACAGAATTGAAAGAGTTCGTAGCATTTTTGCACGGGCTCTTTTGTTTTTTTTAGACTCGCGGAATCGACAAGGTGTATAATGAAAGGAGTTGATCTATTATGATTTCTACTTTTTGGATCAATTTTAATAAAAAACTATTGGAAGCTTGGCACAAAATCGGTAGGATCAGGCATTCTTGGGTTAGGATTTTACTGGAAGTGCTGGTAGCCATTGCTCAGGCTGTTGTCGGAATATTGACGTATATTCCACTTAAAGTCGAGGACATGGTTCTAGCATTGAAAAGTGATAAAGCATTCTCTGAGATTGTTACCGACAATGCTGATCATCGTGCGTTTGAGATCAATAAATATGATTTAGAATTGTATGCGAGACGTAAAAATCGATAATGTTTAACTAAAGCGGAGGCTTTGTAGAAAAAAAGTTTACAAGGTCTCTGAATTTTCGTTTTAGGAGGGTGACTAACGGATAGGAGTTATTTAGGCATGAGAAATATTTTAGTATATATAGGAATATTACTTTTATTTGCTACTCTATGGACTGCGATTTTAGGTTTTCCAAAAGTGTCAGGATTTCTTGGAATATGCTGGTCAATAGTCACGTTGACTTATGTGATCGCGGGTGCTTTTGACTGAGACTCGCGAAAATTACAACGCCTATAATGAAGAGGAAAGGATAGCTCAATGGTAGAGCATCAGACTTAAGTCTGATGACACTGGTTCAAATCCAGTACCGCTCCTCTTCTTTTTTATAATTATATTAATCATGGAGGTATTTAGACATGAAAGCATTGGAATTCATCAAACCGGTGACTAAGTTCACCAAGGACCATTCAAACATAATTCTAATTATAGCAAGTGGTGCTGGAGTTATTGCGACGACGTTCAGTGCCGTGCATGACACAAAGAAGCATGAACTGAACATCGCAGACGCCGAGTACGAGTGGTCCAAGAGAGACACGGACGAACCTTTACCGAAGAAAAAGAGATTCGTAGTGGCCTTGAAATCCTACTGGCCCACGTTAGTCATCGGAGCTGCGACAATAACATGCCTCGTGGCAAATGGTGTGATATCTGAAAAGAAGATCGCCGGTTTGGGGACCGCGTACAATGTTGCAGTTACCAGCTTCAATGAGTACAAGAAGTCGGTAGGTAAGAGACTCAAAGAGACTGATATTTCGGAAATGAAGAAAGAAGAGTCTCAAACCGAGGTCGTTTCGCAGACGAGCGATCCCGTAGAAAAAGAGCAAAAGATCATCCGAACGGGCAAGGGTGAAACGTTGTTCAAGGAACCGATCTCTGGACAGATGTTCTACTCTAGTCCGGAAGAGGTTAGAGATGTTATCAACACATTGAATGCTGATATTTCTCAGGGAGCGGCACAAACGCTTAACGATTTGCTTGACGGGCTTGGCATCCAGACATCATCGCTCGGTGATGATTTCATGTGGGACGTAATGGAGACTGGCAATATCGCTATTACGTTTGATTCTGGTGTTTATATGGGACGTGAACCTTATATTCTACTTGATCACAGAAATATGCCGATGTATATGGCACCTGCTTTTTTGGGATTTCTATGATATTCTTAAAAATTGTGGTTACAAAATCGTTGGCTGGTACGATGTGTGGACAAACGTGCGAAAAAGAAGAGGAGGATCTTCTTATGAAAACTGAGGATTATTATCTGAAACGCCTGATCGCCATTCATGACAAGTACGAATCGCTAAAAATACAATTCCTATAATGAAGGCGAAGAGTCTTACATTAAATATGGAGGAACGTATTATGAAAATGGTAGAAATCAAGTATTCAAAAACTAAGAGTCCAAAAAAGAAAGCACTTTATCTCATGACATTGGAACAAGTGATTATGGAAAAACTCACTGACAATGACATGTTATTTGTGCAAGTTCTTGGAGGGAGGACCGAGGTTAGATGTAATAACGAGCTTTTTCTTATCAGATTAAGAGCGCTCTGGAGTAGGATAGAGGACTTAGACGACTAAAGACTTTGAGGTCTTGTAAGATTTATATTCTTGCAAGGTCTCTGAGTTTTTTAAGGAGGCGATTACGTGAAAATTATTGTATACGCATTAATGGCTGTTTTGCTTGTCACCTTATTCGCTATCATTGTAATCATAGCGAGAGGGTTGATTAAGATAGCTTGCCTGATAGCATTGATATTCTTAGCTGCTGTCATGTTCCACGAGATTAATAAATAGACAAGGAGAAAAACAAATGAATAACGAACTGTACCCAAAAGTAAAGCAGACAACCATCGAAGGCTTAATCTGCGATATGGCTAATTGCGTTGACCATGTTCGCGTTAGGTCTGTTCAGGCGCTAGCTTACTGCCCCGAGGACGAAGATAGTATAAAAAGATATACGATCTCAGGGTAGAAGCAAAGAAACCCATATATGAATTGCTTTCGAAATATACTGTACTTGAAGAGGAGGAAAACAAATGAGTCATGGTGAAGACTATACGCATTTGACTGAAATGATTCGTCGCACAAATCAGGACGTTGATATTCTAAGATTAAAAATATTAACCATAAGCGACTACATGGGCGTTAATGTTCATCGAGATGCATTAAAAGACATTTCACGCTCGTTGGCAACAGCATCTCAGATTTGCAGAGGTGTTTACATCGATCTGATAAAACTCGAAATGGAAGATAGGGAGGACTTTTTAAATGGCAACAGTAAATAAGGATAATTTCCAGAAGAAGACGACCGCAAAGAGAGAGAGAGCAAAACTTTCTTCGGTGGTCACAACAGGAAAAGTGGAGGCAAAAAAGCCATCCATTAAATCTAAGCTGGCAGACGTATTTCTGTCTGAGGAGAGAGGAAATGTAGGTCAATACTTGATATTTGACGTTCTGATCCCGGCTATTAAAGATACGGTCTGCAATCTTGGTCATGCGGCATTAGACAGATCATTTTATGGCGGGTGTAGAAGATACACGAATCAGTCGCAGAGCGGATCTACTTATAATTATGGCTCATGCTACAAGCCTAATTACTCGTACTATCAGCAGAATCAGCCTAGTGATCGCTATGCTCATATCAATCATGAAGGTGTATTCAGATTTGATAATATCGAATTCGGAATGCGGGCTGAAGCTCAGGAAGTACTTGACTGCTTGATTATGCGTATCGTAGATAGCGATTATGCTACAGTATCTGACTTGTATGACCTGATTGGAAGAACCGCAGACTTCACAATGGAGCGCTGGGGATGGTATAATCTCGATACCGCATATGTAACAAACGTACGAGGCGGGTTCGTAATTCGTCTACCTAAGCCGCAACCGATTAAGTAAATTATATTTTGGAGGTATGTTAATATGAAGATTGAAAGAACTAAGATCCAGGTGCTTGACCAGATGATGGCCCAGATTGATGCACTCGGTTGCACCGCATCAAAATTGGTGAGTGAGCTTTCTCGATGTCATGGTGCGGATGTTGATTTAGATGACGCGTACGATTGGATGGTTAAAGTGGCGGAACTAAGACGCGCAATGAAAGCGGTCAGAGGTGCATTTTACGCAAACAACATCCGTGGACTGATTGATACGGTGAATAATAAGGAGGACGACCATCGTGACATGGTATACAACAAAATCTAATCCTAAATACGAGTTAATGACTTGCTATATGTGCCATCATTTTTACGAGTATATCCAGATTTTGGGTATTGACTATGACACTAGAAATGAGCACTGGGTGTATGACTGTCTAACTCCAGATGGTCGATCGTGGCTGGAAGAGGATTATGTAACATACCTAGTTACACATCCGATAAAAAATCCATTCGCTAAAAATACAATTCCTATAATGGAGACCTAGAGTCTTACATTAAAATTGGAGGTTTTGATTATGGAGATCAAAAACACTGTGAAAAACAAGCTGTCGGAGGCAAAGGACAAGGCTGTAGCATTTGCTTCGGTTGCTGCGCCGTATATTGCTATTGGGGTCGCTAGTGGCACTATAGTATATATTACGGCGAGAGCTAGCCATGTTGCAGGATACTGCCAAGGATTTCTTGAGGGAAATAAGCTTGGTAAACGTGCAGTGATTGAGACCATCAGCGATCTCGCAAAAAACGTAGGAACTAAGTAACAAAAAGCGGAGGCTTTGTAGACAAAAGTTTACAGGGTCTCTTGCTTTTATATTTTTGGAGGTAAGGAATATGGATAACTACGATACCATAATCGCTGGGTATATGCACCCATCTATGAAACAACTTATTTCATACGACGCTAATACGAATACGGGAATCTTATACACTTCAGCTTGGAAGCCAGTTGCAGTGTTTAAAGTCGTCAAAGGCAAAGACGTATTTCAAAAATCGTTTGAAGCGTACCTGAACGCAACCAGGTGTATGAATGTGGTTACTTTAAAAAATGTGATCGATTATGCCAACGCGAATTTCGAGAGATCAATGTTTAGTGTTGGCGAATGCAATGGTTCATACGAATACCCTTCACAACCGTTCGTATTACGAGTTGCTACTCTTACAGTAAGCGAATATGAGACTTTTTGTGAATAGTCTTACACTTTTATGGAGGTATCATTATGAAAGATGTAAATCAATATCGAAATGAACTAGTCGGCAAGATAACTGCAGAGGTCATGCAAAAGATGCCAGAGATGATTTGTAAAAATATGGATAAATACGAGATCGCATACGATGACAAAATCGCTGAGGTTATGATCGAGATGTATACTGCCGGATTAAACGATGGCTTGTCACGAGCAAAACAGGTAATGCAAAGCGCGATGATGTATAAAGCAACCAAAGAATTATTGGAGGGAAACACCAATGAATGATATTCGAGAATTGACAGACCCGATCGCTAAGAAGAACGGAAAGGAAGTGATTTCAGTAGTGGCCATTGAGGAATGCTCTGAACTACAGAAAGAGATCACCAAAATGATGCGCGAACGAGGAAACAAAATGAACCTGTTGGAAGAAATGGCAGACGTTTATATTTGTCTAGCTGAGCTCAGACAATGCTACGGTATTACTGATCACGATCTGAACACAATGATCATTAGGAAAATCACAAGAACATATGCTCGTAAGAGTATTTTGTCTGACCGAAAGGAGCAAGACGATGAAAATGTACGATGAGCGCTTAGTCGATATCGAGGCGATCGGAAAGCTTATCAAAGAAAGACGCATGGCATGGGGCATCACCCAGACAGACTTAGCGTTCGAAGCTAACGTTTCGCAACCGACACTTTCGGAAATAGAGCGTGGACAGATGCCGAACGTATCATTTGAAGCTTTATTGCGAGTTGCATTTGCTTTGAATTTCGACATTTCTGATATTTGTATTATTAATTTTCAGCCTAATAAATGGTGGAGGGATAGAACATGAAAATCGAAGACCAAACTTTTTCAATCATGAATTATATTTCAAAGGACGGCAGAGATGAGCTGAGACTTATCGAACGTGCTGGGCGAATTTGCTATAGAAGTCCTATGAGTTCTTCTTTTGACGAGACTAAACAGTTCGTGAAAGGGCTGATCAGCAGAGGGCATGAGTCTGTTCTGGAGCATTCGCTGCTTGTCGTTAAGCTAAATACAAACCGTGCGATCGCCAACGAGCTTGTTCGACATCGTCACGCCGGATATTCTCAGGAATCTACGCGTTATGCAAATTTTACAAAGGAACGTTTCGGAGCAGAGATTACCGTGATCGACAATCCTTATCTAGACTCTGTAGCGCACGGCGAATGGGTTAGAGCAATGGAGACCTGCGAAGAGACTTACCATCGAATGATCATGGAAGACGGCTACAAGGCTCAGGATGCTCGTGGTGTGCTCCCGCTCGATCTAAAGACTACGCTCGTCATGTCTGCGAACTATCGTGAATGGAGGCATATATTCAAACTTCGCACAGACAAAACAGCCCATCCGCAAATGAGAGATCTGATGATCCCTCTGCTGTTCGATCTTAAGGGACGTATTCCTGTGATATTTGATGACCTGGGGGTTGAACTGTGATGATTGGCTTAATAATGATCATATTTGTGCTTGCATTCTTCACATTCTTATCCGTCTGCATGCTAATTTCATTCGTAAAAGACAAAGACGCGATGTCCTTTATTTTGCTTGTGGTGTACTTCTTAACGGCCTTATTCTTTGTGTACGGATTGTTTACGGAGATACATGGGAGGTGATTTATATTTTAAAGTATTGGATTATGTTAGCGGCATTGGCTGCATTCTTGCTGCTGGCTTGTGTTACTACACGATGAGGTGACGTATGATTTTATTTGCGAAGATCATTACTGTAATAATAGTGCTGTTGTTCGTGATGTGGACCAACCACTGGGTGATCGAAGAAACGGAGGTAGACGAATGAAGAAAGTAATCTGTGACATTTGCAGAGAACGAGAAGCTGATCGACATTTCAAAGTCAAAGAGCAAAAAGCATACGCAAGTATGGATGAATATGGTTTCCTCCATAGAACACTATGTTGGACTCGTATCGATATTTGTAAAACATGCTACGAGGCGTTTGTTGATCTACGGAAAGGAGTAAACAAATGAATGATTTTATAAAGAAAAATGCTTTTGTTCTTAGCCCGGACGAGTATGTAAAAGCGACAAATGATATTTACAAAACCGCTCTTGAAGATGGTGTTCGGCAGGGTATAGCTGCTTGTTTACTTTGCCTGAATATGCACTATGACTGGAAAGAGAAGCGGCTTTCTAGGTTTGCTGGCGGAGTGCAAGATATTCTAAAACTGCCTAGCGTACTGGGCAAAGACATTGACGGAAATACAGTTGTTGAATACTTGAGAAATGAATTCAGCATCGATATTGATGAACTTGAAATGGAGGTAAAACTATGACCAAACTTATTATTGTATCTGTGGCTTTTCTTGTAGCCCTGATCCTGATTACGATGCATTTTGTATCGCACGTACAACGTGATTCTACTACCGGAGAATTCCAAATGAGAGATGGACTGACTTTTATGCGTATGGTCATCGGCGATGTATGCTTGGCAGGCTTCATTACTGGCCTTATCGTGTCAAACATCGTAATGAAATGAAGGAAGCGACTATGATCAGACGCGTTGTGGACAATAAAGGTAACAGCACATTCAAAACTAGATGCGATTTATGCGGCGTTTATACTGGGGAACGGAATTATATTTTGTCTATCAGATTAGACGGTGCAATCGGCTCGCCTGAAAATATGGAAGTTGTTACGTGCAAACGTTGCTGTGCTGAATTACATAGAAAGTTGAAAAATAGAATGGAGGCAATTATATGAAAACCAATTTTACCGAAGATAAGGAATATTCCCATAAGGTTGACGAACTTCGCTTGAATCGGGTGAAGACGTCATTTTACAAATACGGACCGGCTAAAATCAATTTTGGCGATCGTCTGGTCAATACACTTGAATCTCACGATTTATGTGTTGAGAAGTATAAGAAAACAAAAAACACGGAATACCTGCTGGATGCTATGAACTATTTGATGTTCGAATACATGTATCCACAAGAGGACGGAGCATTCTTCAAGGCAACAAATAGCGGAGAATCTGCAGGTATCTCTGGAATGTCTTATAATGAGATGAAGGAGAAATACTAATGGCGCACGATAAGAAATGCTGGACTTATATTGTTCTAAAGCGTAGACCAATTGATGACCTGAAGAGAATCTGCTATACTTGCGAGCAATATGAAGTCGAAACCAGCTGTGATTTTACGGAAATGTTTATCTCTTATTCTAAGATAGACAGAGCCGAGTATGTGTATTTTGGCATCTATGCTTCTGAACAGCAATTTTGGGATTTCTATGATATTCTTAAAAATTGTGGCTACAAAATCGTTGGCTGGTATGATGTGTGGACAAATGTGCGAAAAAAGAATAGGAGGATCTTCCTATGAAAACTGAAGATTATTATTTAAAACGCCTGATCGCCATTCATGACAAGTACGAAGATGACATAGAACTAAACCATGTCTATAGCGATGAAATGCTTGTTGATATTCTTCGTGACTTGGGATGGGATAAGCTGGCCGACGAATACGAAAGTACGTATAAATGGTATGCGTAAATCGCGAAAAATACAGTGCCTATAATGGAGACCTAAGAGTCTACTAAATTATATTTGGAGGAAACTACTATGAAAGAACAGGAAAAGGTTGTGGGGACTACTGCCGAGGAAGTAAAGGAGGGGACTACTGTGGAAAAGAAGAAGTTTAATTTCAAGAAGATTGGCATCATTGTTGGTGCGGTTGTGGCTACTGCTGCGGCTGTCATTGGCGGCGTTGCTGTCGGGAAGAAAATGAACGGAAGCGATTCCGATGAAGATTTCTTCTTGGCTGAGCCGGAAGATGACTACATCTCTACCGATGCTTCAGTAGAGACCGAAACAACGGAAGACTAAAGGACTAAAGGCGGAGGCTTTGTAGACAAATTGTTTACAAAGCCTCTTGTTTTTTTATATTTTTGGAGGTATAGCTTGGATTCTACGTTTTTGAATAGTTCCTCAGCCTCATTGGAACTAAACACATAGCCACAGCCACCGCAGATCAACTCTCCGTGATTCTTAAGATCGTGTTCATTTCCATTACAAATCAAAACTGGTTTATATTCGTTATTCATGTTTTGCCCTCCTAATTCGTGTATAAAGGTCACCACTTCGGATATAGTCCATAGCATCTACCATTTGTAAAAACTCGTAATCAGTATCTATATTAAAACATGTGATTTTTAAGTTTTTTCCGATCACCACAGCTTCGCAACGTTTTGGATCGTACTCTATACATTCATATACATCAAGAATATCAAGTACGCCTAAAGCCATGAACTCGGCTTTAGTAATTTCAGACCAGTTATCAAGGATTTCACTGAGAATGAAATATCTGTTTTTTCTCAGATACCCCGAAGCAATTTTCAAAGCCACAGTAATCTCATATTCGTCTTCATACCTAAGGTCATCGAGCCTAGGATCGTCAAGCTTGATCTCCATAGCGATCGCCTCAGACCGTGAGCCTCGTGGCTTTTTTATAAAGTAATGAAAATATCCAAGAACTGTACAGTCTGCTCCGATGTAGTTGAGAATTTGATTAGCCAGCTTATATAACACACTGGAAGATTTGTCAATTGAACAAGTATCCATCTCCTGGTTACGGAGGGTCTGGGGCTAATATGCATTCGTCAGCGCCATTATGCTGCAGACATTGTTTTCAAGAGTTTGAAAAGATATACCTCAGTGAACACCGTGAGGTATTGTATATTAATCCGCCATCAGTATTTAAAAAACGCTATATAACTAGATACGGTGAACTTATTTTGCCAGAAGAGCATAGTGACGCTGAGTTTATCCCAGCTTTGGATCCGGCCAAAAGAATAAAAACAACATACATAGAATCGTTTGCTTATATGCTGTATTCTTCAGGCATTAAAGCAGATAAACTGAAGATGCTAATTGACCGCTACGAATGTATACTATATGATGGTGGAACTATCATTGATGCTTTACTGTACGAAGACATGAATCATGTATCGAGAAATACATTTCGTAATTATATGAAACGGTTTGACAAGATATTGGCGGCCATGCTTGAGATGGAAAAAGGAGATTTTATCTATATGAGGGGGTGATCGAGATGAACAAATTAGGACCAGAATTAACGGTAACGGTGACGTCATCCGAAAACGCATCTCGACGTTTTTCGAAAGTGGTTAAGGATCCTTTCATCGTTCCTCTTTTCGAGATACTACACGAACCGATCCGATTAAGTATCCAGGCTGATGACGCATTTATATTTACGATCAATACAGTATGGGATGAGGATTTCACAGCAACTGCGATGCATTTTGATGTCCATAACCACCGCAATCATTATGTTGTCTTGGGCGGAGATATGGGAACAACAAAAGAAATATCACCTATAGAGTTTAAAGCTTTATATATGCTTGCAAAAGATATGAAACCTCCGTGCACATTAAATTACGATGCATTAAAGCAAACCGCTACATACAAAAGCTACGGGCATACCGAGTGTGCACGTATTTACAGTTTGAGGGATTTCAGTAAATTATGCAGTTGCATTGATTCTATTCTCTCAGGAAAGATGGCTGAGAAATTAAAAAACAAATGCTGCGAAGGAGATGTTTTATCATGAACGAAACAACTAACAAATACGATAATCCGGTTCTGATCTGTATTGGGAGCCATAAGGACTTCCATAACGATGGTGAACTGTTTTGCGGAGGATGTGGATACCAGTATTCTCCAGACGAAGCAGAGGATATGCTTAAGGACGTAAAAATAAAGGTGGCGGATACATGCGGAATGGAGGTGCATACCAAACCGTTACGTTGTATTAGATGCTTTCGACAGTATGAGTCTGTATATTTTAGCAAGCTGGGCGAGGTTTCTAAAATATTTCCGTTTAGTCTATTTAAAAATCGGTATGTAACTAAGTACGGAGAGCTGACCTTACCCAGCAAATGCGAAGCACCACTGTTTATACCAAGTTGTGATTTCAGCAAGCAGCGACGAATGTCATACGATGATGCGATCGCGTATATGCTGTATTCTTATCCATGTCGTTTTGGTTATAAAGCTGATAACGTACAGCTTCGTATCGGAGCTATTGTTTATTGGGAATTATATGTACTCGGGGCATGCATCGCACCAGATTTGCATGAGGACCTTTCCAGTCTTATGCGTGGATCTATGCGACAGTATATGCTGGACAATTTCGATAGAATCCTGACGAGCATGAGACGGATGGAACAAGGTAGTTTCTTTTCAATAGGAGGTAATGAAGATGATTAATAAAAACAAGCTATGCGTGTCTAAACAATACTATATGAATGGCGAAGTCCTCAGTTTACCGAATAGTGATTATAAGTTACTACGGGTGTCTGGGATATGAAGTAGAAAACGATTTATCCGGAGGCATCTCTAATTTGTTACACTACAACGGAGGAGCTCGTTTAACTGATTACATGAATAGAATCCGTCGCCGTAGGCTTAATACTCGCTAATTTTACAACTCCTATAATGAAGGCGAATAGTCTTACATTATATTTTGGAGGAAAGTATTATGAAAATGGTTACGAAAAAATTCTATTCCAACGCTGAGAGAGTTGAACAATTATCGTCAGAAGCCGCTAAGAAAATGGAACGTGGAACTACAATGAAAGTTCGTATCCGTCGTGACGGCAGAACGAAATTAAAAACGAACTCACCTGCGGTATTAGAAGTATTTCAAACTAAATTATTTGACTTTATTGACAAAAAGAGAGACGAAAACGACTAAGACTTTGAGGTCTTGTGAGATTTATATTCTTGCAAGGCCTCTGAGTTTTCGAGGAGGTATATTGTATGAGCGGAATGTCAGAGTGGGCAAGAAGAGAAGTCGAAATTGCCTGCCAGAAAGAAAATCCAAATAGAAAAGGTGATGAATTCGATTATGGATGTGCCTGTTACGAGAGTGCTTTAAAAGCTTTCGAAAGTTTGTGCGAAGACGGTCATTCTGGCTTCAGTATTAAGATGACACAGGCTATATTGAATCGTCTTTTAGATGGTCAACCGTTAACACCAATTGAAGACACTGATGATATTTGGACTTTATGCACTGGTTATGAAAACAATTCAGACGTATACCAGTGTAAACGAATGAGTTCATTATTTAAAAATGTATACGCCGATGGAACTGTTAAATATAACGACGTTGACCGTGTACGTTACGCTGATATTAATTATCCGAAAAACACATATTCTTTCGGGCTGGTTACTAAAATCATTGACGAAATGTTTCCTATAGCAATTCCGTACATGCCTGAAAAGCCGATCAAAGTTTATTGTGAGGATTTTTTAACAGATGAAAAGAACGGCGATTTTGATACTGTTGGTGTATTTTATGCATTGAAAACTGAGAATGGCGAACAGAAGAAAATCGAAATCAACAGATTCTTTAAAGAATCGAAAAATTGTGAAACCGGCTGGATCGAAATAACCAGAAGAGAATATTCTGAACGAAAAAACAACATTAAAACTTATAATTCTGAGGAGGAATAATTTATGAATTTCAAAGCATTATTTAAGGTAGTAGGAGAGATTATTAAGGATCATGCTCCGGAGATTTGTGCTGTTGCCGGCACCGGACTGATGATTGGCGGTGCTGTATTAGCCGCTAAGGGGACTCTTGCGATCGACGAGGTTCTGGACGAGCATAAGGAAAACATGGAAAAGATCAACAAGGGTGTCGAGGATGACCTGGTAAGCAAGGATGGCGTTCATTATCGTGATCTGGCTACGCAGGATAAGGCTCTGACTTGGAAGAAGACTATTCTGGGCTTCACCAAGGCTTACGGTCCGGCTTTGGCTTGTGAAGTTGGCGGTGCTCTGCTGGTGTTCAGTGGCTTTAAGTGCCTGAGAAAGAGAAACATCGCTCTGGCTGGTGCGTTGACATCTATCACTGAGGCGTTTAACAAGTATCGCTCTCGTGTTATTGCAGAAGAGGGTAAATTGGCTGATATTTACTACAGAACCGGTAAGAAAGCAAACGAGGGAAAGACAGAATGCTATACATCTGAAAACGGCGATAAGGTTGTACCGGTGGTGGATGATGACTGCGATCCTAACGAGTTTGGCGTATATTCTTATTGCTTTGATGAGGCAAATAGTCCAAAAAACTTCAGCAAAAAGCGGTCTGATAACCTGTTCTTCGTCACATGTCAGGAAAAATGGTGCAATGCACAGCTGGAAGAGTATGGATATTTGTTCTTGAACGAGGCTCTTCGTGCACTTGGCATGCCTGAGGTCGAGATTGGACAGGATGTGGGTTGGGTTTTCGATAAGAATGACGACTACAAGATCGACTTTGGCATTGCTGAATTCATCAAGGAGCACGCTGAACACTTGGACGATGAAAACGATTCTGCGTTCTGGCTTGAAATGAACTGTGATGGTTATATTCGTGACAAGATTTGGAAGGCAAGTCGTGAAGCGAGAAAGGCTGGAAAGAAGTAATGTTCAAATATATGATGCATACTTCCGACGACGTGCTTGAAGATTTGCTAACACATAAAATCGTGAAGGGTAGGGTTCCAGAAGCTGACCCTACTCGTGCACATTTGGAGATGGATATAGATCCGGCCACAGTGCTTAGAGACAATGATGTCAATATGGACCGACTATACGACGATCTCATAAAAGAATTAAAGGAACGTGGACCAGTTGATGTACATAAAAATGACATTGACTGGGATGTATTGTGTAGATATTTAATAACGGAAGCGAGTAAAGATGAAACCTAAATACTATATTACGGAGGTTTGATTGATATGTATAAAATCTATGAATTTATTAAAGAACCATGTGATGATAAATCGGAGTGTTTAGTGGCTGATATGGAAACCGAAGAATCGGCCTATAAACGTATGCTTGCTTGTTTTACTATACGCAATGATTCTGGTAAGAAGTATTACAGCTTTGCCGACAATGCGGTTCATGCTGATGTTATCCGTGCAAAACTATGGTCTAATATCGAAAGGTCTAAAAAGGGGTTCGTTTTATATACGGTATACGCATTTGATAAAATCGGCGAGACCATTCATGTATATCCGATGCGCGTCTTTACTGATTATCTTGATGCTTTGGACGAAGCTCTGAAATTTGGCTCATTTTGTAATGACTGGATATTTGTGGTTGATACTAGCATATATGATGCGCTTATAAACTACACATTTCATCATGCTGATCAGGTAAATGCTCGGTATAGAGCTCATAATGCAGACAATGGCCGAAGCGGTTGGAATGAACTTAAAGTGCTATCGGCCGAAGATCGAAATATCTTCAAAACGGAAGAAAACTGCTACTACTCATCAGACGGGACGCTTTACATGAGAGAATTTCGAGAGTATTATGATACTGGTGACATGGACAAAGAGGAGGAAGAATGATGAATCTTGATGTGTTCGAACGATTACGAAATAAAGATTACACGAATACGAGCTATGAGCCTATTAAACTCACCAGGGAGGATGTAGATTTATTAAAATGAAACCTGAGTATTATATTTATTCTTGGCAAGCTGGAGCATTCAGATATGACGGACTAAGTAAGAGTCTTAAAGGATATTCTTGCCGAGATACGGCCGAGAGAATCGCAATGTTTCGTTTTGAAGGCATGCATGACCGAATCGGGTATTGTGTTGCCCTTACTGACGAAGAAGCGTTTGCTGAGATGATACGACAGAATATGCCGAATACGTATTATATCACTGACGATACTGAACGGTGTTATAAATGCGGAAGGCTTTTCCACGCAAGACCCGGTGCATTTGGAAACCAGTTTTGTAGCACTTGTTTATCAAGTTATTACGGCAAGGAGGTACATTAAAATGAATATGACAGCCATTTATTCCTTCATTGGAGGTGTTGTGGTCGGCGGACTGGTGTCACTTTTCGTAGCGGATAAGATCCTTAGAGCTGATTATGACAAGAAATGTGAGGAGGAGCAGGCCGCGATCAAGCGGTATTATGAAACCAAGGCTGATATTTCTGCTAAAAAAGAGGAAGAAAAGCCGAAAACTGAGCCGTTTATGGATATTTTGACGGTTGAGAAGCCTGAAGAACCGAAAATCTCTGGTAAAACACAGTATTCGAGCTATGCAACCAAGCCGATTGACACTGATAGCCAGGAATTTAAGGATCTGATGAAGGAAGTTGACTGTTATACTTCGGAATCTTACCGAGAAGCGCGGCTAAATGCGGAACTTGGGCCGTTTGTACTGCCAGAAAAGGACTTCAGAGCTGGAAATTATCCAGTTGATTACGGTGAAGAGGGCCTTACGTACTACGATGAGGAGAATGCACTGTATAATGCTGACGGAGAACAGCTTTATGACGGCTATGACTTGGTCGGACACTGCCTTGATGACTTCTGTGAGCCAGACGAAGAGGGAAAATTGCCCTCGGAAATGTTTGTTCAGAATGATCGAGAGCGAATGATTTATATTTTGACCAGGGAGTGAGGCTGAATGGGTATTTTTAATTGTTGCGAATGCGGTAAATTAGTGAAAGATGGTGTAAGCGGCGCACAATTGAGCTTATGCCTTGGATCTGTTAGACTCGCTCACAAGAATTATTGCCATTACTGCGGTGCGAAAGTATTAAAACAGATGGTCAACGCTATGTACGGAGCGAATTTGCCGGTAACAGTAGAGGAGAAACTCGATGATCGAAACGAGTAACGGCAATGTTTACTGCGAGCGATGCCTAAAACGGCTCACAAAAGCTGAAGATCTTCTAAAACCTCGGTTTATTAGTGGCGAGGAAGGATTTGTTATTGCGCTATTCTGTGAAAAATGCAGAAAAATATTCGATGAAAGGAGCGAAAAAGATAATAATGACATATTTGGGATGGTTAATAAGTGAAATACATGGCGAAGAATACACATTTCTGCTGAAAAAGTTGTCAGAAATCGACTTTTATTGGTCTGATCGTATTCCAATTGACGAAAATCGGGCCAAAGATGGGCTTGCATTACGCGATGAGTATGATATTTTGGCCGTTTCGGAGGGTTGGGAGGACCGAAAAACGGGATATTCTGACGAAAATCGGGTCGAAAAACCGTGTTCTGTACTCGAAATGATGATTGCAATGGCCCAAAGAATCGAAAATGACACCATGTCTGACGGTATTATGGACCGTTCTGTCGAATGGTTTTGGGTCATGATTGGCAACTTAAACTTTGATTTTTTGACGGATCGGGCCATGTCTTATGACGGAATGTGCTACGCTGAGATGGTAATTTTAAGGTGGCTAGACCGTCAGTTTGGGCCTGATGGGAGGGGTTCTCCGTACCCGACAAGACGTTTTGGACGGCAGTATGAGGACCTCAGAAACACTGATATTTACACTAGTTTTCAGTGGTATTTGAACGAAAATTGGGGTGATTTATCTGAGTGAAAACGGGCTAAAAGTGTGACAAAAAGTGTGACAAAAAGTGTGACAAAATTTGCAGTTTTTCGAAAACGTGATTTTTGTGATATTGCGAAAAGCATAATTTTACTCAAAAATGGGCTAAAAACGGTAAAAATAGCCAAAAAGTGTGACAAGTGTGACAAAATAAAAACGGTTTGTCACACTTTTGTCACACCCAAAAAGTCCAAAAAAGCCCGAAATTGCGTGGTTTTTTTTCTTTGTGTGACAAAGTGACACTTTTTTTGTTGTTTTTTTATATATAAAATTAATATATATGAGAAACGACATCACAAAATTTTGTCACACTTTGCATGCATTCATAAATGACCCAAAAATACACGGAAAGGAGGGGTTGACAATAACACATGAAGCGATATGTAAAAATGTGCATTTCTGAGACAAAAAACGGAACAATCGAGGTTGAACCAGAGTTCCAGGCCAACGGCAAAGATTTCATGACCAAAGGCAACCGGTTTTATGCTGTGCTGGATCCGAAGACAAATTTCTGGATCACAGACGAGTCCGAGGCAATAGACCTAGTTGATGAGCAATTATATTCTTTCGCTAGAGAAAAGTTCTCAGAGATGGACGATGGACGTCTGGTTAATGATATTGGCAAGCCAGTTAGGATTTTGTCCGTCAATAACTATCAGACGAAAAAACTAAAAGAGTGGAAGGAGTTTCTGAGCAAAGTAGCCCCTAATCATAATTACCATCCACTCGATTCAGACATCACGCCAATCGACGCAGAAGTAAAACCGTCGCAGTATAGATCAAAACGGCTATTATATTCTATAGCCAAAGGAACCACCAACGCATACGAGAAGTTTATGTCAACCTGCTATAGCGCAGAGGAGAGGCAAAAGATCGAATGGGCAATCGGTTCTATATTTACCGGTGAGTCTAAGCATATTCAAAAGTTCATCGTATTATACGGAGCACCTGGTACTGGTAAGTCAACCGTAATGAATCTGATTCAAGATTTGTTCGAGGGATACTGGACAGCTTTCGACGTGAACTCTCTTGTATCACGAAACAATCAATTCGCAACTGCAGCGTTTAAGGATAACCCTCTTGTTGCAATTCACCACGATTGTGACATGAGTAAGATCCAGGACAACAGTGTCTTCAACTCGCTCGTCTCGCATGAAACGATCTACATCAACGAAAAAGGCAAACCCCAGTATCCGATGAGAATAAGTTCATTCATATTCTTAGGGACAAACGAGATTGTCGATGTTCCCGATACCAAGCGAGGAATTGTTCGGCGAATGATTGATGTTTATCCCACAGGCAGAACCTTGCCGAAAGAGGAGTATGATATTTGCATCGAGAACATGAGATTTGAACTCGGTGCGATTGCATACCACTGCATGCAAGTATTCGAGTCCATGGGCAAGAACTATTACAACTCGTATAGTCCGACACAGATGATCAACAAGTCAAACATCCTTCGCAATTTTATATTCGACAAGTATGATGAATTTGTTCGAACTGATCCGATTAGCAGAGATATGGCTTATGACTGGTATCGAGATTACTTCGAGAAATCTGGTCTTGGCTATGCTCCCAAACGAATTATATTTGGCGAACAGCTCAGAGAGTACTTTGAGTCATACAAGGATCGTGCTAGGCTGGACGGTAAACTGATTCGGCACGTATACAGCGGATTTAGGCGAAGCTTATTCGCTGATGATATAGTCGAGATTGATAGCGAAAAACCGGTCAAGTTCAAAGTCGAAGAAGAACCAGAGCCTGATATTCCAGAATGGTTGCAGTTTGAAGAACCAAAAGACGGCAAGTGCAAGCTTGATGATATTTTGGCAGAGTATCCAGCTCAGTATGCTACGGATCAAGGTGGTCCAAAGAATAAGTGGCCTAAGGTCAAGACAAAACTGCGAGATCTAGATCAATCAAAACTGCATTACGTAAAAGTTCCAGTGAATTTGATTGTTGTGGATTTCGATATCAAAGTGGATGGGAAGAAATCTCTGGATGTTAATTTGGAGGCAGCGAGCAAATTCCCAGAGACATATGCTGAAGTTAGTCAATCTGGTTCCGCTATCCATTTGCATTACTGGTACGACGGAGATCCAACCGAACTCAGCCGAGTATATGATCTGGACGTGGAGGTAAAGGTATACACTGGTGATGCGAGTCTTAGACGACGTCTGACCAAGTGCAATGATCGAGAAGTTGCTCATATTTCCAGTGGACTCCCTTTGAAAGGAGATGGAAAGAAGAAAATGCTCGATTTTAAAGTTGTTGAGAATGAGAGAATGCTTCGATGCATGATCAAGAAGAACCTCAACAAGGAATACCATGGCTATACCAAGCCGTCTATGGATTATATTTTCAAGCTGACGGAAGACGCTTATGATGTCGGAAAGAAATACGACATCACGGATATGCGGCCGGCTATCATGGAGTTTGCTGTAAATAGCACAAACAATAGCCAATATTGCCTGAAACTGATGAATAAGATGCATTGGAAAAGCGATGAGCCAAGCGTTTATATTTCTTCACCAGAGGAAGATAAGATCGTATTCTTTGACGTCGAGGTATTTCCTAATGTGTTCATTTGCTGCTGGAAGTATCAGGGATCGTCAGAAGTTATACGTATGATTAATCCTAAGCCGATCGAGATCGAGGAGCTATGTAAGAAAAAACTTGTTGGATTTAATAATCGGAAATATGATAATCATATTCTTTACGCATGGATGCAAGGATATTCTAACGACCAGCTGTTTAGATTGTCTCAGCGAATCATCGCTAACTCTTTGAATTCTTCGTTCGTAGAGGCTTACAACTTGAGTTATGCTGATATTTACGATTTCAGTTCAAAGAAGCAGAATTTGAAGAAATGGGAGATCGAGTTAGGCATTCATCATATGGAAAACTCATATCCATGGGATCAGCCTCTGCCTGAGGAGCATTGGAATGAGGTAGCAGATTACTGCTGCAATGACGTGGATGCAACCGAGGCAACGTTCGAAGCATGCAAACAGGATTTTATTGCTCGAGAGGTGCTTGCTGATTTAAGTGGATTGAGCGTAAATCATTCTACAAGACAGCATTGTACAAAAATTATATTCGGTAATGATAAGAATCCAACACTTGTTTATACGGATCTAAGCAAAGAATTTCCTGGATACGAATTCAAGAATGGCAAGAGTTTATATTTGGGAGAGGATCCGTCTGAGGGTGGTTATGTATATGCTGAACCTGGCATATATTTTAGAGCTGGACTACTCGATGTGGAATCGCTACATCCGCATACTATCGTCGCTCTGAATCTGTTTGGTGAATACACGTGGAGATACAAAGATATTTTGGAAGCTCGTCTTGCTATCAAACACCATGATATTGAGAAAGCTCGAGGAATGCTTGGTGGTGTATTAGCCAAGTATCTGGAAAGCGAAGAGCAGGCTGATAAACTGGCTAAGGCCCTGAAGATCATCATCAACTCTATCTACGGCTATACCTGTGCTAAATTTGCAAATCCGTTTAAATCTCCGGAGAATGTAGATAACATCGTAGCTAAACGCGGTGCTCTGTTTATGATGACTTTGAAGAAGAAGCTTCAGGATATGGGTATTCAGGTTATCCATGTCAAGACTGATTCAATTAAGATTCCGAATATTACCAAGGAGATTATTGAATTTGTTAATGACTTCGGTCACAAATACGGTTATAACTTCGATCATGAAGCCACATACGAGAAAATCTGTTTGGTGAACAAATCGACGTATATTGCTCGGTATGACGGCGGAAAGCATGACGGAGAATGGACAGCAACTGGCAAACAGTTCCAGGTTCCGTATGTGTTTAAGACATTGTTCACACATGAAGATGTCGTGTTCGACGATCTCTGCGAAACGTTTGAAACTAAAACGGCATTCTATCTTGATCGAGCTGAGGGTCATCCTGAAGGTTATCATGATTATAAATTCGTCGGAAAGGTTGGCAGATTCTGTCCGGTTCGCCCCGGAACTGGCGGTGGTTTCCTCATGCGAGATAAAGGAGAGACCTACATCAAACAGAAAGCCGCTTATGACAAGTGCGGTGGCGTGAATGAAAAGGGTAAGCCGTTAAAGGTTCCGAGCAAGTACGCGCTCGCTACTGGCACAGATGGATATTTGTGGAGAGAAGCAGAACAGGTAAAGTCGATGCACCTGGAGAAAGACATTGATATTCGCTATTATGCAAAGTTAGCAGATGACGCAGTCATGGCCATATCGCAATTTGGAGATTTCGATGCATTTGCTAATGCTGAAGCCCCATTCTAAGATTAAAGGAGATTATATTTATGAACGCACTGAGTAACATTTCAATCGAGAACGCGCACATCATCTTCCGGAACTTCTCTGGCGAAGAGAGTAAGTTCAATAAGAAAGGCAGCAGAAACTTTGGTGTTGTGCTTGATATTGATCTTGCTGCAATGATGAAGAAAGACGGCTGGAATATAAAAGAGCTGCCGCCAAGAGAAGATGGTGATATTCCGACCTATTGGCTGCCGGTAAGCGTTGCGTTCGGACACATTCCTCCGAAGATTATGCTGGTAACGTCAAGTAACATGGTTCCGCTTGATGAAACAACAGTCAATCAGCTGGATTATGCCGAAATTGCCAGCGTCGATATGATTGTCCGTCCGTATTGCTGGAAAGTAAACGGGGATAGCGGAGTCAAGGCATACTTAAAGACAATGTACGTTACGATTGTCGAAGACGAATTCGCAAGCAAGTATCAGAGAAATATGAGCAACGAGGAAGTTCCGTTCTAATGGATTTATATTCTCATCAGGAGAACGCCTTGAAAAAGATGCATAACGGATGCATTCTGGTTGGAGGAGTGGGTAGCGGAAAATCTATCACCTCATTAGCGTACTATTTCAACAAAGTTTGCGGCGGTAAGGATAAACGAATGGATCCCAAAAAGAAGCGGGATCTGTATATTATTACTACGGCTCGTAAAAGAGATAGTCACGAATGGGAAGGCGATATGGCACATTTTCTGCTATCCCCTGATCCGACTGCTTCTCCTCACGGCGTAAAGGTCGTGGTTGATTCTTGGAACAACGTTGGCAAATATGAGAACGTGGAGAATGCGTTTTTTATATTTGATGAACAGAGAGTAGTTGGCTATGGTGCTTGGTCTAAATCGTTCATAAAGATTTCTAAGGCCAACCAATGGATCTTACTAAGCGCAACCCCAGGAGATACGTGGTCCGATTATATTCCAGTGTTCATTGCTAATGGGTTCTATAATAACAAAACACAGTTCACTCGTGAGCACATTATATTTGCACGCTTTGCTAAATACCCTAAGATCGATCGCTATATTAACACCGACAAGTTATCAAGATTGCGATCGTCGATTCTGGTTCCGATGAAGTTTGAGCGTGAGACCATTCCTCATAAGACATTCATAACAGCTGGCAGAAACGAAGCAATGTATCAAGATTGCGTCAGAGGCATATGGGATCCGTTCAAGAATGAACCATGCGTCAATGCGGCGTCCGCTTGTTATGTATTGCGGAAAATCGTGAACACTGATCCGACCAGGCGTACTATCATCCATAAGCTAATGGCTGAGCATAAACGAGCAATTATATTTTACAACTTCACGTACGAGCTCGAAATCTTGCGAGAGATCATGAATGAATCTCAGATCGAGTATGGAGAATGGAACGGAGAGAAGCATCAGCCAGTTCCTAAGACTGATCGATGGGCATATCTAGTTCAGTATACTGCCGGTGCCGAGGGATGGAACTGTATCGACACAGACACGATTATATTTTACAGTCTTAACTATTCATACAAGATAATGACGCAAGCGGCTGGAAGAATTGATAGACTGAACACACCGTTCAAAGATCTGTTTTATTACTACCTAGCTGCTCCAGGAATTGATCAGAACATTCGCCGGGCTTTGAATAACAAAAAGAAGTTCAACGAAGAGGATTTCTTCAACGAAGAATTTGTCCCGTTTTAAAGCGAGGTGATTATATTTTGGCTCGCTACAGATTAGGCGGACGTGGTAGACGTCCAAGACATGAAATGGTTCGAATTATAGAACTAGATGAAATCTTTCCGTCATATCACGAAGCCGCAGATCGTATTGATGGAAATAGAGGGTGTGTCTATCTTTGCTTGCGAGGCATGAGGTCGTCGCATAAGGGCTATACATTCGAGTATGTAAAAGATCTTTATCCGATCTTTGATTAACCAAATAGCAATGGAGTTCGTGATATTTACACGGGCTCTTTTGTTTTGCCATAAAACAGCCGAAAATAGGCAATATTTTGTTTCGCGCTTTTTACAACCCCTATAATGGAGAGGATAGGGAGAATATGCCATCTCTATTATCTTTGGCAAAGGAGGTGAAATGTAATGGTTGAGTCAAAATTCCAATCGATCTTGATTAAAGAGCTAAAAGAAAGATTTAAGGGATGCGAAGTAGTCAAGAACGATGCGAATTATAAGCAGGGTATTCCGGATTTAACAGTCTTTTATGGTAACCGTTGGGTTATGCTCGAGACTAAAAGATCTGAAGATGCACCGCATCGCCCGAATCAAGACTATTACGTTTCTTTATTTAACGACATGTCATATGCCGCTTTTATTTTTCCTGAGAATAAGGAGGTAATTCTCAATGAAGTGGAACAAGCATTCAAAACTTGAGGGAGCTCATGCGTACCTTGGGGCATCACAGCATAGCTGGCTGAATTATTCCGAAGATCAACTGATCGCTCGGTATCATAATTCTATGGCCAAGCTGATCGGAACGAGAAAACACAATCTAGCTAAAGAGCTAATTGAGTTAGGCGTTCCGCTTAAGAATACGCATACGACACTAAACATGTATGTAAACGATGCACTTAAGTATCGCATGAGCCCAGAAACCGTATTATATTATTCGGACAATTGCTTTGGGACCGCTGATGCAATCTGCTACAATGAAAAGACCAGATTCTTGAGAATTCATGATTTGAAGACTGGTGCAATACCGGCTCATATGGAACAGCTTGAGATTTACATGGCCTTATTCTGTTTGGAATATGATAAGAATCCAAAAGGCATTCAAGCCGAATTACGTATCTATCAGAATGATGATATTTTGGTACACGAACCAATTCCTGAGCGAATTATGGATATAGAGAATAAAATTATCAAGTTCGACTCGGTTCTTGAACAATTAAAAATGAATCCTTAAGGAGGGGTGACACGTGACAGACGAAGAGATCATGCACCAGTGCGAGATCTACGACAATTATATTTCCACGCTCGACGACGATCCGGATGTTATCGAGCATTATGGAACGCCTAGACACTCGGGTCGATATCCTTGGGGATCTGGCGATAACCCTTTTCAGCGAAGTAGAGACTTTATGTCGAATGTTACTGAATTGAAAGAAAAAGGTATGACTGATCGTGAGATCTGGGAGTCGATGGGATTATCATCAACCCAATTCAGAGCAAAGAAATCGTTGGCCGCAAACGAAATCAAAAAGTTCAACGTGATGTATGCTCAGAAACTAAAAGATAAGGGCATGTCCAATGTCGCAATTGCTAAAAGAATGGAGACTAATGAGTCTACTGTTCGTGGATGGCTGAAAGATTCAGGAAACATCCGTAAAGATGAGCTGGGGACAACTATGGATATGCTCGAGGATCAGATCAAAAGCAAGGGAATGATTGACGTCGGAGTTGGCGTTGAAAAGCATCTTGGCATTTCTAAAGTCCGTTTGGATACAGCCGTTGCGGCGTTGGAGGAAAAAGGTTACACGCGCCATAAGATTCAGGTTGCCAATGTCTCTGGTAACGGTACTCAGAAGACAACAGTTACTGTTCTTGCTCCGCCTGATACAGAATGGAAATACGTCATCCAGAATAAAGACAAGATTCATAACATTGATGATGTAGCATCCACTGACGGCGGTTCTACATATACGAAACTTCACGCACCAGAACAGATCTCTGGAAAACGTGTTTATATTCGTTATGCAGAAGACGGAGGCGTGGACAAAGATGGTACATTGGAACTTAGACGTGGCGTAAAAGACCTTGACTTGGGTTCATCATCGTATGCTCAGGTTCGTGTAGCTGTAGATGGAAAATACTATATGAAAGGCATGGCGTTTTATAGCGATTCAGTTCCAGAAGGTTATGATATCGTCTACAATACAAACAAAAAAAGAGGAACACCAGACGAAAAAGTGTATAAACCGCAGTCTGACGATCCGATTAATCCATTCGGTGTATCGATCAAACCTGGAGGACAGCGAGGCGCTCTGAACATCATGAACGAAGAGGGAGACTGGAATAAATGGTCTCGTTCTTTGGCCTCTCAGATGTTGGCGAAACAGCCTGTTGATCTGGCTAAGAAACAGCTAAAGCTCACCAAGGACATCAAAGATAGCCAGTTCCAGGAAATTATGGAGCTTACTAATCCGATTGTTAAGAAACATGAGCTAAAACAGTTTGCTGACGCATGCGATAAAGATGCGGTTGAATTGAAGGCCGCAGCTATGCCTAGACAGGGTACCAAGGTTCTGTTACCATTTCCGTCAATGAAAGAGAACCAAATCTATGCTCCAACATTGGAGAACGGGGAAGAAGTAGTGCTCATACGTTATCCTCATGGTGGTCGTTTCGAAATTCCTCGCCTTATAGTCAACAACAAGAATGCTGAAGCTAAGAAGATTATGGGCAATGCTATCGACGCCGTTGGTATTCATCCAAAAGTTGCTGAACAGCTATCCGGTGCAGACTTCGACGGCGATACGGTAGTTTGCATTCCGACTAAAGGACACAACATCAAGACTCAAAAGCCGCTCGAAGCTTTGAAAAATTTCGATCCAAAACTCGAATACCCTGGTGTCACAGAGAAATCTCCATGGAAAAAGGGCTCGCTTAAGGAACATATCGAAATGGGCATGGCTTCAAACCTGATTACAGATATGACTCTTAAAGGCGCTAGCGACGATGAAATTGCTAGAGCTGTTCGTCATTCGATGGTCATAATTGACACCGGTAAACATAACCTGGACTACAAACGTTCCTATGAAGAGAACGGAATCGCTGCTCTTAAGAAAAGATACATGGGACACGTTGATCCTGAAACAGGAAAATATTCAACTTCAGTGTCTACTCTTTTGTCTAGAGCAAGCGGACAAGCTCATGTTGAGAAACGAGATCCAACCGGTCGTTACGAAATCGATCCTGAAACTGGTGAAAAGATTTATGCTAAGGGCCGTCTAAAGTATAATAAGGAAACAGGAAAATCTGAATACACACTTTGGAATGAACCTTATGTTTCTAAGAAGACTGGAAAAACTATAACCCCTTCTACAAAATCGACCCAAATGTTTGAAGCTAAAGATGCCCGGTCTCTAATGAGTGGGGGGTTTGGAAAAGGTCTTCCGATGGAAGAGGTCTATGCCGATTATGCGAATCACATGAAAGCTCTTGGGAACCGTGCTCGTAAAGAATACATTTCTGTAAAAGAACCCACCCTAAATAAAGAGGCCCGTTCTAAATATTCTGAAGAAGTAGAGTCTTTAAAAAAACAGCTTGATACAGCTAAGAAGAACGCCCCTCTTGAGAGACAAGCTCAGTTGATCGCTTCTTCTATGGTCGAATCTGCAAAAATGGCAAACCCAGATATGACCGATTCAGAAATTAAGAAATTAAAGGGCCTTAAAATTAAAGAGGCTCGTGAAGCAGTGGGCGCTTCTAAGTATCGTGTTAAGATAACAGATAAAGAATGGGAAGCTATTCAGGCAGGTGCGGTATCTAAGACTACTCTCGAAGAGATTCTGCAGAATGCTGATGAAGACCGCGTAAAAGAACTTGCTATGCCTAAGGCGAAAGCTGGAATGACGCCCAGTAAGATTAGCCTAGCCAACACGCTGCTATCCAACGGATTCACATTAGCTGAAGTAGCAGATAGAGTAGGTGTGTCGGTATCTACGCTGACCAATAATAGCAGTGTAAAGGTGAAGGCAGGTGATAAGGCATGAGAGAAAGCATGATCACGACCGTTGACAATCCGTTCAACCCATTCGATCAGCCAGATGAATGGTATACATGGGACGTATCGCATGGCTACTACTCACGTGAGCTGCTCGCACGCATTGCTCGCGTATCAGATGACATGAGTGACGCAGACATTGAGCTTATCACGAGCCAAGCGATCGATGACATCATTCGTCTTGATCTCACGAATCGTTATCGAAAGGTTTCAAGAGAATATTCTGAAGCCTGACCACCCCGGGGAGGGGTCGGAAAAACTACACCCCCTCCTATATCGCCGGCCTCCTCAAAAAATCCCCAGAGTGATATTTTTGAAAAACAAAGTATTTTTCATGCCTGAAAGGAGAAAAACAATGACAACATACAGAATTGCAGAACTGAGAGATACGGCTGACTTGATGGACAGTACCGATTATAAAGATCGTTTCAAGGCGGAGTATGCACAGGTAGCTATCCGCTACCAGAAGCTGAATGCAATGCTGGACAAATGGGATACTGGCAAGCTTGAATTTACTCCGACCTGTCCGAGAGGTGTCTATAACCTCCAGATCAGAGCGATGGCGGATTATATCGCAGTCCTCGAAGCACGTGCAGCTATCGAAGAAGTCGAACTGTAATCGCTGAAAAGCTCTGTGAAAATTATAGGAACTATTGTCAAAGGAGTATATTTCCATGAATAATACAATGTATGGAATGCCGAATTACAGTTTTCAAACACCATTTGGAAACGGTATGCAAGCGAATTATACACCTCAACAGATGCCACACTACGATATTGTAAAAGTTAACGGCAGAAACGGCGCGGATGCATTCCAAATGGGCCCAAATAGCCAGATATTGCTGTTGGATGAGTCCGCTCCGATTCTCTGGTTAGCTTCTACTGACGGAGCAGGCTACAAGACTGTTACAGCATTCGATATTTCTCCGCATCAAGATCAGCAGCAGACAATGCTCTCATCTATTGAGCAGAGATTAGCTAGATTGGAGGAGTATATTTATGAACCAAGTGAATCCGGTTCTCGCGATGCTAAGCAACGCAACCCAAAACAGCGGAACAATGGCCAGCAGCAATCCAATGCAAATGATGGCTCAGTTCGCTGAATTCAAGAAAACGATGCAGGGCAAGAACCCAGAAGCTATTGTAAAGCAAATGCTTGCGAATGGCCAAATGTCTCAGACTCAGTTTGAGCAATTGAAGCAACAGGCTTCGCTAATGCAGGCATTTCTTAAGTAGGTGTTAGTGAGGTAGTGCGCAGACCTCTATGACATATATTCTATGAAAGAAGGTACATTTATGGAAAACACGTACTCTCTGTCCGATATTGCGGCTGCGTCCAAGAACAACGATTACGACGGTTTTGGCGGTGGCGCATGGTGGATCATTATTCTGTTCCTGTTCATGTTCGGAATGGGCGGCTGGAATAATCGAAATACCAACGGTAACGGCGATCCGGTAACAGAAGCCGGACTGTGCAACGCAATGAACTTCAATGATCTGCAGAATCAGGTTGGACGACTGAGTGATCAGAACCAGCAGCAGACTCAGATCCTCGGCAACGGTATTTGCAATCTTGGTTATGAGATGCAGAGAAATGTAGGTCAGCTTGGCAAGGAAGTGGCTTTGAGCCAGGCAAATCTTGCTCAGCAGGTATCCTCAGCTCAGTCTGATCTGTCTTCTCAGATGGCTCAGTGTTGCTGTACAACACAGCGAGCTATCGACGGCGTAAACTATAATCAGGCTATTAACACAGCCTCGATCAACGCCAACATCGATGCCAAGTTCGCAGCAATGGAGAAGAACCAGCTTGAGCAGACAATTGCAGCACAGCAGGCTCAGATTTCTCAGCTGCAGTTGGCTCAGCAGATGAACAACGTCGTACGGTATCCGAATGGCTTTACCTACAACGCTGGCATGTCTCCGTTCTGCGGAGGTTGCTGCTCTGGTTGTTAAGGAGGGGATATGAATGTGTAACAATTGTGGTTGCAACGTAAGATCCTGTTCTACAACCTACACCAACAGCAATCAGACTGTAGTAGAAGCAGTAACAACTCTGTCAATTCTTGGCGGAGAGGTAACTTCGACGGGTAAGTGTATCAACGCACAGGCTAGCGGGTTCAATGTTAAGGCTTCCGGTTTGTATCGGATCGGTTTTGACGTTACACTGAACCCCACAGCTGCTGGCACTGCTGTTATCCAGATGACAAAAGATGGAGTTGCAATGCCCGAGGCCGTAGCAACAGTTACGACCGTAGCTAATGCTCTTATCACTGTACACGTTGAGACAACGAGATACATTGCTGTTCCGTGTCTCGTTAACAGTCCGGCATATGGTGTCATTTCTTCCGGTGTCGCCGGAACAGTCACACATGTAGCTGGTTATGCTGTTAAGCTTGACTAAATCAAAATGAAAAGCGAGGCAGAGCTTTAATCTGTCTAAGTACACGTTAACCGCGTGTACTTTATCGAGTGTGCAAGTATCCTATAGGCATTTACGATCTCCTTTGCCATTGGGTTGCCTCCAAAAACCGATTCTTCGGGACTCCTTTCCATTGTATAAAATGTATACCTCCAAAAACTACATTTAACCAAGCGTAAGGATATTTGTACACTGAATAAAGTACACGCGATAGCGAGAGAAAGTTGTGAGATCGTATGAGTGAAACTAGAAAACGAAGAACCGCAATGTCCGTAGAAGCGAGAGAAAATCAGATGATTGCACTAGCGGTTGATCTAGCTGAAAAACAGCTCATGGAAGGAACGGCTTCGTCTCAAGTTATCACGCATTATCTTAAACTTGGCTCGACCAAAGAACGTCTTGAAAAAGAAATGATGGAAGAGCAAAAGAAATTGCTTAAGGCTAAGACGGAGGCGCTCGAGTCAGCTGCCGAAATTAAGGAATTGTATGAAAACGCGTTGAGCGCTATGAGGGAATACTCAGGTCATGGAGGAGACGAGCAGTGAAAACATATCACGAGCTTATCACTCTCCCGTCATTTAAAGAGCGACTAGAGTATCTAAGAACCAATAGTAAAGTGTCTTACGAGACGTTTGGCGTAGAGCGGTATGTTAATCAAGAACTCTATCGCTCCCGTCAATGGAAACTCACAAGACAGAAAGTAATTGTTCGGGATATGGGTTGTGATTTGGGTGTGGACGGCTATATAATTTACGAGAGGCCGATTATTCACCACATCGTCCCAATTACCATAGACGATATCGAAGATGGCTCTGACAAGCTATTCGATTTGGACAATTTAATATTGACTTGTTTTCATACGCACAATATAATACATTACGGAACAGTCAATAAACTCAGTATCCCCAATGGTGAAAGAAAACCTGGAGATACATGTCTCTGGAAGTGATAAGATGAAGAAAGCTAAGATCGTCGGATGCAAAGCCATGTCACTCCGTGCTGATCCGTCCGATACCGAGCTGTCTGATGTAACGTGCGGCGAAATCAAAATGAATGAAACCGTAGAAGTTAATACTGATGACGAAGCTTGGAGTTGGGACGATAGACACTTCTTCAAAGTGGTTTCAGAGCACGGTTTGAAAGGTTATGCTAATTCCGACTGTCTCCAGTTTAACGGAGGTAACAGTCGTGGACAGCATTCTAAGAACAATTAAGAAAATGATAGGCGGAGTCGAGGACGACGATTTCACTGGTTTCGACACAGATTTGATCGTCCATATAAACTCGGCATTACGAATCCTAAATCAGCTTGGTGTAGGTGCTATTGGATTCACTATTACTGGATTGGATGAAACCTGGAATGATTTTCTTGGCGATGACGAGGCTATCCTTAGCGAAGTTAAGACTTATATTTACTTGAAAGTCAAACTCGTTTTCGATCCTCCATCCAATTCATTTACACAGCAGTCTATGAAAGACGAAATTAAGGAGCTGGAATGGAGAATGAACGTCGAAGTTGATCCTAGATTGGAGGAAGTAGATGAGCCCTGAAATGAGATCTATAATTGTCGCTGTGATCACGGCATTAACATCTTCGGGAGTATTGTCGTTCGTTCAATTTTTGATTAACAGAAAAGACAAAAAGAAAAGTAACGAACTCGTCTCATCCAAAATGTTGCTTGGACTCGGTCATTACCAGATTATGGTTTTGACTGACAAATGTATTCGCAGAGGTGCAATCACTCTCAGAGAAAAACAAACTTTAGAGTATCTGTATCGTCCTTATCGAGAGATGGGAGGAAATGGTGATTGCGAAATAGGGTATAATGCCTGTGCACAATTGCGAATTATCAGTCCAGAAGAAGCAGCAGAGATGGATGAGAAGAATAGCGAAAGAGGGTGAAACCATGTCTAACAAAGTATATGACATTCTTAAATGGATTGCTCTCGTAGTATGTCCAGCAATCGCCACTCTGTTCTCAGCCATTTCTATGATCTGGGGAATTCCGTATGGCGAGCAGATCACCAGCACAATCATCGCAATCGATACTGCCCTCGGCGCAATCCTTGGCGTATCTTCGGTCAAGTACGTTAAGAAGGTAGGTGAATCAAAATGGCAGAATACTACGGAATCCACTACGACTCAGTAATCGAACACCATGG